GTTCAGGCGGGAATCAACAAGCCCCGCGATGTGAATCCAGTCGCTCAAATAAACAGCGGCTGCTGACGGATACTCAGGAAGCGCGGTATCAAGAACGACTGTGGCTGTCGTGCCAGCCGTCCCGGTGTAAGCAGCGCCAGCAGTTGCTGACGACTGGCTGATGCTGACGATGTTGATCGGGTCAGGCACGGGGGCCGGGATGCCATCTTCGCCATTGCTAAACATCACCAGCGTAGCGAATTGCTGTCGATTGCGGATCACGGACGCCTCAACCTCAAGGGCGCACGGCTGCTGTACCGGCACATCAAGCATCACGCGTGATTCGCCAGGGCTGATCGGGTCAGCAGAGAGAGCGGTTACTGCTTGCCCGTTGCTGTAACTCACCCGAGTCACAAAATCGTTTGCATTGACCTCACTAAAATTGTCGTATGCCTTGAGCAAGTCGGCCGATGTGCGGAAGTCAGGAACCTCCTGGCTAACCGACCCGCTTTCAGACACGATAGACACCGGGACGCCTGATTTTTTAAATTCAATTTTTTCCATTTCAAAAACTCCTGCCAAATGATTGATAAAAGTTACTCTATCTGCGCATTCTATATACGATAGCGTTATGAAAACTTGGCAATTCTTTCATGCAGGATTGCCGAGTATTCGGCCATAACCTGCGCCTGCCTTGACAGCCTTGAACGCTCGTCAAACGGCAGAGACAAACAAAGCGGGGTAGGAAGAAAGCTGACCAACTTCCCAAGCCTTTCGTCAAGTTCCGCTGCCTCGTCGCGGTTGCATTACTGCCCTCCTTCAATTCCAGAATTGACGCCCGGTAGTGGGTTTGCCGGAGTTAGCGGATTGGTGTTCCTGCGCCCCAGCAATTCACGGGACGATGTAGGCGATTGACGCTGAATTGCCTGGACTTGCTCTGGAGATAAACTGGCTGGCTGCCCTGCGCTGGCCGGCATTACACCCGCCACCGGAGCAGCATTCGGGACAATCGGCGGTAGGTCAGCATCAACATAGCCGGCCGAACGCAATAGCATGTCGGCAAGCGGCGCTGTCTGCGGGATTGCCGCGATGGTCTGGGCTGTCTGGATCGCGCCAAACTGCCCTTCGACACCCTTGTTCACAGACTCTGCGACGGTCTTTTTCGTCTGTGCTTCGATCAGCGGACGCTTCATTTCCAACTCGGCCTTCTTGAGCTCGATCATGTCCTTGGCTCTTGACTCGGCGACCGCCTTGTCAATCATCTCCTGGATCTGCTCTGGAGTCGGAGCGCCATCGCCCATTTCCTTGATCGCAGAAATGATATCTCGCTTGCTCGGGACGTCCATCAGCTCGAACAGGTACGGCATCATCACTTTTTGATACTCTGGCGGCGCCGACTTGAACGCCTCAGACATTACGGCCAGTTGCTGAGTTCGGAAGCTGGGAGTAGATGCCACGTCAGACATGGCTACTTTCAGTCGTGTGCGCTGGACATCGTTGCTGTAATACGTCAATCCGGTATCGGCGTCTGTCTGCATCACATTGAGCGCAATCGATCGATCATCCTTGATCCCCTGCCCGTCAATCGACACAACCTCGTGCCGGTTTCCGATGTCCTGAATGATCATCGACAGCAGCAATTCGCCGACTTGCCGGCGTGACGACTTGAAATTATCGTTGATGTCAGCGACGGCTTGATTCGACTGCTCGACCAGTCCAGCTTGTGCGACACCAGAAAGCGCCTGGCCTTCCTGCCCCATGAAGGCGTTGTAGATTCCTCCTGTGCGCTTGATGCCTTCCCGTGCATCAACGAGACGGTCGTACTGCTGACGATTAAGCTCAAAGTCCCGCTCGACCTTGAAAACGCCCCCTTGTCGCATTGCCTCTGCGTCGAGAACAATATCGGCATCTGGTCTAGCAACCTCGTCCCGGAAATTGTCGTCATCGTCCAGAACCGCGCCCTCAGTTCTCGTTGTTCGCGTTGCTGCAAGACCCCATTGCATCCGCGCAATACGGGCATTAACTTCGTCCTGCAGATAGATCATGCCCTTTGCCAGCGCATACGGCACGCCTGTACGGTCCTCGCGCTTACCCCAGAAAGGAACATACGGGAACCAGTTGTGAGCGTGCGGGCTTTTCACATCGGCGAGTCGATGCGGGCCAAGCCACCATGACATTCTGACTCGGCCAATCGGCGCTTGATATACCGTCACGACACCAACCGCAACGGCTTGAACGTGCATTGCGTTCGATGGGTCGTACTCGACAACGCGCCCATCCGGCGCTTTAATCATCGTTGCGCGCTCCCACACGCGATACCAGCACTCGAACAGGCATACGCGGTTGAGATGGATGTCTCGCCACTGCATTTCTTCAATCGACCAGCCGCGCTCAGTCGCCCAGGCGCTCGATAGGTCAGTGCTTGCGCCGCCATCCGTGAAGAACGTACCCATGTCGATGCCGTTCCATCCGCCTGCTGCCATCTTTATCAGCTCGGCCTTGTCCGGGAACATAACCGAAGCCTGCTTGCGGTCCATCCACTTGCGACGGATCAGATAGCGGGCGTTGCTCATGTCAGGCTTTGCGTACCAGTCCCACCAGATTTCATTGCGATGAATCGCGGTCGCGTAATACGGATACTCGCGCGGATCCTCGTTTCGACCGACTTCGACCCAGCCAATGCCAGTGATTACTTGCGACTTATAGGCTTCGGAGCAGGCATCATCAGCATGGCTTTCGCGCTCGGCCTCGTTAAGCTTTACGTTCAGCGCCTCGGCGACATCGTCACCAGACTTGTCATTCCCTGCGCCGGTTACGCGCCAATCTGTTCGCGCCTTGGCTTCATGGCCGAGAACAGAATCAATCGTCGGGCCGATCAGCGGTTCGATTGCCGGGGGCAAGCCGCGCTCTGCGGCTCTGCGCATCACATCGGAATCCAGTTGATTGCCGTCGTAATAATCATGCTCTCGGTCGGCTCTGGATCGCCATGCTGGCTGTTCCTCGCATTCCGTCAGGAATTTCGTGAATTCCTGAAGCGACAATCCTTCTTCGGCCTCTTCCTGCGCTGTCTCGTTCATTTCGTGCGTATTCATTGTCATGCTCTCCAGTTTGGCGCGGGACGGCGACGGCGCTGTCCGTCGTTGTTGTCGATTGATGATTTGATGTTGCGGTGAGATTGTGCGAATTGCCGCAGCGCATCAGCGGCTTCTGAATGCACGTCATGCCTCGGTTTGTCGCTCCAGCATCCAAGCCTTGCATTCCAGTCTTTTCGATATTGAGCGAGATGCGCCAAACCTTCCTTGCACCCTTCTTCATCAAACGTGCATGTAGAGAAAATATCTCGCGTGACCTGGATACCATCGATCACGTCGCCGACACGCGGGACGATTGCCCATTTCCCACCGATTTCGAATTTGCGCAGTATCTCGATTGGCGACGCAACAATGTCGGCCATCTGCCGTTTGTGATCGCCGTCGTGGGGCAGGTAGTGAGTTCCCCACACGTACCCGAGCGCCTGCATTTTCTGGATGTAGTAGCTGTACGCCTCTCCCCATCCCTCGATGAACTTGATGAATCGATTTTCCCCGCCGATGCGCTGGTGAAACCAGATTGCTGTGCCGTCGCTATTGCCGATGTCCCAGAATGTATTGACCGGAACGCCTGCTGCATGCGGGAACAACCCGATTCTGTTCGACTTTCGAGCGGCGGCGAGTTGAACCGCGTAATACGTCCCCTCCGTCGATTGCTGGAACGCTTCCTTCGGCGTGCTTGGGTACTCCTGCCACATCTTTTCAGGGTCGCCGGAGAAGTCCGCGTCCCGTGTGGCCACGTACCAGGCGCGCTGGCTATCATCGATCACGCATTTCGACTCGTATTCGATTGACTCAAAATACTCGCGGTCCTTGTCCGTGATCACGACAAGTCTCGGGTCCATTCGATACGTAGGCTCTTTGTGCCACGCGTAGAAGTGGAAGCGGTAATCGCGCTCTGTCAGCGTGGTTCCTGCCTCATGCTGTGACATCGCGCGCTGAGTCATCTTGTAGAATTCGCCGTCCTGTCCTTCTGCCGTTGATTCGATGATCGCAATACCATCAAGCGGCACGGCAGGAAGCGAGCCGGTGACGACTTCGTTCGCCTTGTCAGGGAATTTAGCGCATATCTTACCGAACTCTGACACATGCAAGCGGTGAATCGTGCCGGATCGCATAGACGTGGCGACGCGAACTGAGCTGTTGTTGTGCGCAAACAGAATCTCGGATTTGTTCTCAGCAGCCAGCGGAGCGGCTTGCTTGATAAAATCTGGCAGCCTGTCGTATGCCAACTTCACCTTGTCACGAAAGATTGCCTCGGCAGCCTCGCGGTCTTGTGCAATGATGCCGACTCGCTGATCACTGTTGAATATCGCATGATCAAGCCACATGATCGCAACCAGCGTCGTGAAGCCCAATTGTCGCGCCTTCAGGATGACGTTTCTGTGCCACAGCCGTTTAAGCAATCGGCGCTGCGCCCGGTTCGGAACAAACGGGATAACCGTTCCTTCACCACCAGCATCAGACTTCACCATGATCTTGTAAAGCGCGCCAGAGCAGATGCGCCAGACCGGATCTGCAAGATTGCGAACCATCGCTTCCTCTGCTTGAGAAAGCTTCATGTCGCCAAACGAAAGGCCCGTGCTAGTCGTCGCCATCGTCATCAGGAACTTCTCTCGAAACCGGAAGAGCATTGCCGCTGATTGACCGCAGGAACTCAGCCACAGGATTCACGTCGACCGGCTTTTGTTCATCAATCTTGAATACCTTGCGCTCAAGCTCAATGATCGTCTTCAGCATTTCCGCAAGCTTCTTCGCGGTGTCTGTTTGAGTCGGCAGCGCAATAACCTTGCGGTACAGGTCGCCCATTTTGTCGGAACCGAATTCATCAGGCGATGCCATCATTTCGCCAAGCTGGATGAATAGATCAGTACCTTCAAGCTCGGCCTCAAGACGATCCATGAGCAACATGGCAATTCCGCGCAACCTCGTAAGCAACTTGTGGTGTCCGCGAATGACGCTTGCCATCATTTCTGCGTTTGCATCGACAATCTGTCGCTCGGCAATTACGTCCTCCTTGCTAACCACGCTGCTAACCAGTTGCTTGCTAACCAGTGATTCGGCCTTGGCATGTATCTTTGCGGATAGGTCGCGCTCCCATCCGTCACGCTTGGCGCGCTTCACAATAGCTGGATTGGAAACGCCCTGCTCATTGGCAATCTGGCGCAGCGTCTTGATCCCAGCACGGTACTCGCGTTCTACGGCTTCCCAATCAACGGCTGAGCGATTTGGCTTTTGATCGGACATTAAGCGACCCCGTTTCCATCCCTGGCAAAGATGAACGTGTCTCGCATGGGCAGGAAGTCATGAACGCGATACGCTAATCCGAACCCCATCCACTCGAAGCAATCTACGGCGGCGATGCCGTCAGCGTCTCGCGGGTCAATTTCAGGATCATCCAGAGTCCCGAGAATTTCGTAGCACTCCCATAGAGTGCAATCTGGTCCGACCTGCTTTACATAGACGGCTTCCGAGAAGAAGCGCGGAGTGAGCATCTCGACGATGCGCTTGATCTGTTCTTTCATTTCTTCCTCTTGATGGCCTGGACGATCAATTTTTCGACGCGCCGCTTGTCGGTATTCATCTCGCGGGCGATCTCGGACTTCGATTTCCCTGCCCTGAACATCGCCAAACATTTTTCAGCTTCGTCGCAGATTTCGCTTGCCATAAATTACCCCGCATGATTAAATTTGCTTGAGACACACTAATCAATCACACATTGTACCGGAGGTAGTCATGGCAACCAATCTTGTGCAGAAGTCAATTCACCAATTCAAGAAAGGCGACATTGTTCATTTCTATGGCGCACGACTAGAGGCGATTGAGGACGCCCACGAATCTTTTGGTCACGCACCCCAAGACCCGAACACGCTTATTCGAACTGGTCCTAGCGCCACCGCTTACTGCCGCACGGTTTGCATCGACGGCCAGGAAACCAAGGGATACATCGAGCATGGCCGGCAATGGAATTTTCAGGGGAATTTCTTGGCTGGTCCGTACAGCGTAGAGGCACGCTAAGTCATCACCAAACAGGCTGCGGCCTGTCTAGTGCTGATTTGCACTGATTACGGAGGACGCCATGTCAAACAAGCAATTCAAGTCCGCTCTGCGCAACGGAATAAAAATCTTCATTAAAGACGGAGAACGCAAGCACCGTAACGGTGTATTCAAAGTCGAATTTGACGGTCGCGTATATCGCGGGGCTGTAATCATCACGACAGACTTTGGGGATTCATTTGTTGAAATGATCTACGAAGCTCCGTCGCTTGATTGGCTGCGGCGCATCGATGTCCATTACTACCCCGCTGTATCAAAGGCAATCGGATCTGCTCGTAAATTTTCAGGAGTATGAAATGAACGAAAAACACACACCTGGGCCGTGGGTTTATGGGCCAGAAGTCGGGGTTGATTCGACAAGAATTGAATCTTGCTCAGGTCGCGTCATTGGCGCGATCCGCACGCTAGAAGTTACTGATTGGCAGCACGGACACCCGATTTATTCGTGGAGCGACGAAGGTGCTGCAAATGCGCGCCTGATCGCCGCCGCTCCGGAGTTGCTGGAGGCGCTGCAAAAGCTGTGCGCAATTCAGGAATACGGAGACGTTGCAAGCTGGGCGCCAGAGTGGGCTGATGCCAGCGCCGCCATCGCCAAAGCCACCGGGGATCTGTAATGGCTATGTCCAGACTAATGCAGAAGCGAGTGGCGATTCGGCAAGCTTTTGCGGCAGAAGGAAAGCGCCCACCGGCCCGCCGCCAGATTCGACGCTGGCTAGAGCCAATTCGTCGGTCAATCACACAGATGAAGCGGCATGAGGTTGATTCCGTTCGCGGATATGCTGTGACTCGCCTGTTCCACGCCGACAACTACGGCAATGTGCACGAAGCGCTAGAGGGTTTCGCTCTCTTCATAAGCCGTCTTATGACCGGAGTGGACGTTACGCCGTTCTCGAAGTTGGCAAGACTTCTTCATTCCGGCGTTCCCGTCGAATCAACTTTGATTGATGACTGCGCGTCAATCCTGCATGACATTGAGCGCGAAATGATCAGGATTCCGCGCAATGTAATTCTTGATACGGCGCGTGACACGACGATTGCAATTGAGTTTGAGCTTTTGGGGCTGACAAAATGAACGCACCTTGTGCAAACGAATCGGCGCTTGCCGGATACATGCGCGAAGTCGACCGGACTGAGCGGGTGATTGACGCCATCAAGCGCCGAGCGAATGAATTGCTGGCCAGTGACTATCCGATTGACGCATCAATGGTACTTGAAGCGCTCTCAGAAGATCCGCAGGATATGGCCATCGCAATTGAGAAGCATGCGCCGTTTTGCGAATCTTCAAACCCGCAACTGCGCGCCTGGCATCTTGAGGAAGTAGGGAGGCAAGTCATGGGCGCAATTGACAGTTATCGCCGACTGCTTGCCACGCGAAAAGCCGCCGAAGAAATCAACAACGCGGCTTGCGTCAAATGCTATGACGCCGGCTGCCCGTCTTGTGATCCGGCCGATGAACACTAACGCGACTGGGACCGGTATTGTGCCGTCTCAGGAAATCAGCAAAGGGTTTTACCAGACGCTTGAAACGCTGTTTGTCTGGGATAGCGATATTGGGGCGCTTGACGCTCCCTGCTGGATGCCTGGCGGGTCTCTTTTAATCGACGCTGGCGTGATTTTTACCCGATCGATTCCCCGCGAATTCGACATCTGCCCTTTTTGACGAGTATCAAACAAATGAAAACTAGCATGATAAAAACGCTGTTGCTCAAACAGCCACCACCTCTGCCTGCTGTAGTCCCGCCAGGACAATGGGGAAACGTTTATCGAAAAGCAGTCTGCACACATGACGTGCATCAAGAGAAAAAAAAAGAGACAACCGGGCCGATCAGCAAGCGCCCTCTTGTGCTTGACGCGATTCGAGCTGGATGCACTGAGATTTTGCAGATTGCTGACCGGATCGAAGCGCACCAATCGACCGTTTTAGTGCACGTAAAGGCGCTTGAAAAACTCGGCATTGTAAAAATATCACGCGGGGTAATCCCGTTTGTCGTGACACTTAACAGGGATTGATGATTGATGACAAATTCCGCAAGACGTACAGACCTGACCTGACGCCTTCTAACGCACTAGCTCAGGAGCCTTGCGCGGCTTTTTGCGCAAGGTCGCCTGCACCGATGGGTTATACGTCTGGAACCACGAGGAAAGAATGATCCACTACCACGGCTTGCCGATAACACCAGCGACAGCATCTTGCGCAGCCGTGAAAGGCGGGCACGCTTTTGTGTCGTTCCGCTACGCCGACCAACTTAGCCTGGCGATTGATGTTTGCCAGAGCTTCGCCGTGGATAACGGCGCGTTCTCGGCTTGGAAAAGCGGAAATCCGGTAACGGACTGGTCTGAATACTACGCATGGGTTGCAGAGATACACCGCGCCCCATCTTTTGACTTTGCAGTAATACCGGATGTGATTGACGGCGATGAAGAAGCAAACGATGCCCTGCTGCGTGAATGGCCTTGGAAGGCAAGACATGCCAACGTCGGTGCTCCTGTTTGGCACATGCACGAGTCCATTGCACGACTTGAACGCCTTGCCCAAGAGTGGCCCCGCGTTTGCCTCGGCAGCAGCGGCCAATACGCCACCGTTGGAAACGCAAGATGGTGGGGCCGAATGGCCGAAGCCATGAACGCCGTAACCGACAGCGACGGATTGCCGGTAACGAAACTGCACGGCCTGCGGATGCTGAACCCGGAGGTTTTCACCCGGCTACCGTTGAGCAGCGCCGACAGCACGAACATTGCGCAAAACATCGGGATTGATTCGGCTTGGCGTGGAACCTACGTGCCGACGAACAAGGATGTTCGGGCACTGGTGATGCGCGACAAGATCGAGGCGAACCAGAGCGCGAAGAATTGGGAGCGGCAGCCCGTGCAAATGGTGCTGGTCGCATGAAGACGTATAACGCCTGAGATAACCGGAGCGACGCGGCTTTATCGCGGCGCGTCCGGTTGATTGAATAGTTAGAAGTGCTGCGGTCAACACGAAAAAGAGGCCAAAAATGGCAATGAGAAGATACCCAGGGCAAATAAATATTTACCAGCAAGGAAGAATTGCTACTGCTTGGATGGGAATTTCCGGCAATGCAAGGCAGCGCCGTGCAGCAATCAGGCGGCTTAAAAAAATGGGGTATGAGCCAGTCGTGTGCAATGGCTGTTGGCATGGCGACCCCGGCTTCTAACGCACTAGCTCAGGGGCCGGGCGGCTTTTCGCCCGGTCCCGCTGGAGCGACGGGTTCGACGGCAACTGGCACGGAGAAACAATGAAACCAAAACTTAAAGCTGAGCTTGTGCGGGTTGAATATTGGGATTGCGGAAATCCTGACCACCGGCACAAGACCGAGGATGTTGCACTGGCGTGCATTGCGAAGCGCGAGGCGCGAACAGCCCTGAACACGGGCGCTCGAAAATGGACAAATGAGGCATATGCGGCAGTGCTTGCCGAGCACAGGGCCGGGGCCAGGCAATGCGACATGGCAAAAAGCCTTAGCCTTTCCCCGGAGCGCGTGCGGCAAGTACTTGCAAAGGCGGCACGACTTGAACGGGCCGGAGCATCAACCGACCCGCTTGACACGTTAAGCGTGAGAACACGGAACTGCCTGCTGTCGCAGAACCTGCGCACGGTTGAAGCGGTGCGCGCTGCGCTGGCCGCCGGAATGCTTGATGACGTGCCGAATCTTGGTGATGTGAGCAAGAGCGAGGTGCGGCGCTGGCTGGATTGGTTGCCGTCGAACGCCGCCATAACCGGACGGCCGTAAGGCCGGTCCGGGTTGATGGCACAGTTATAAGGAATTTGTGAGACATGAGCACTGGACTTGAACGACGTATTGCGCGTGAGCAACCGGACGCACTCAACCTGCTGGGAATGGACCGCATGATCCGGCGGGCCTACGAGGTTGCGACAAGTAACCGCCCCGGAGTGACGAGGGCGTGGCACGAGGCAGAACTGCGTGCTGCCGAAAAACGGCGCGTTGCAATGCCTTATAACGCAAAAGTGAAAGGCGGGCGCGATGAACAAAATTAAGAGCGAGGCGGGTATTTCGCCCGTCCTTTCGACTGAAGGGTTAGAGGGCGCCTTTATACCTGTGTCAGAAAGGTGGCCTGGTTATGCTGTTGCTGTGTTGTTCCTTCGGAGAGACGGGACAACGGCAATTGGTGCTGCGGGAGATAACGGGGTCTATTTCGACGGGTGGGGTATGTCGTGTGAACCTCATAGCAACATTGTCGGATGGATGCCGACGCCCTCTAACGCTAGGTAGACCTCGCCCGTGACGGAATAACCGGCAAACCCTGCGAGACTGCAGGGTATACAGCCCGCTTCGGCGGGCTATTTTTAGCCCTTTATTGACGCCTTGATTCTCTCCCAGACGGCTAGGGCGACAAAAACGACGACTATCCATGCGATACCGCCGAACAGTTTTTTTATCACATCAGTTCCAATATCGCCCCATCGCTTTGACGCCTTTATCAGACCGTCGTGATGATCGTAATGGCCGTGATAGTCTCGGGCGCCTTCGTCGGTTTTCGGAAAAGCACGCTTAACATCTTCTATGTCGGCATGAAGATGCTGCATTTCTGCCTTGTGTCCAACCATATCTATGTGTAGCGCGCCGATTTTCGCGTTCAATAGCTCGAACTGGCCGATTAAATACTGTCGCATGTCGGATTCTTGGCTACCGGACGGAGGCGGCGGTGGATATACCCGCCTCTCAAGGCCATCCCAGGCATCACTCATTTCGAGTCACCAAGAATATCAATCAGCGCATTCAGTTGCTGACGGCAGGATTTCCAGCGGCGTCCGTTTTCGATGTCGATTTCGAGTAAATCTGCTGGATCAATACCGGCTCCATCGGACGCACCAGAAGGCTTGCCGGGATCTGAGGCTGCGCTTTGCATGGCCTCGTCTCGCAACCGGATAAATTCAGCGCTAAGACGAGCATTGCCGCTACTGCAATCAGAGAGGTTTTTACGCGATTCATTCAGTTGCCTCCGTAGTTTCGTTGCCGTTTCCTGCGTATTGTTCAGCGCGTTCCCGTACAGGATCGCCACGCTGTTCGCCCTGGACGTTTCCTGCTCCACTGTTTTTTGGTGCTGCATCTCTCGCTCCAGCCATACCGAGCGCTCGATGTCTTTGCCCGCGCTCAATCCCCCAATAAACGATCCGAGGATTGCTAAGAGAACGGCGAGTAGTAACCACGGATTCAGTGACCAAGGCATTGATGATGCTCCTGGCGGCGTTTCACACCAATTAACGCGTCTTTATACCGAGACATAAATTCCTCTCTTCTTCGCGTCGTTTAACCAACCCCGGCAACTTCTTCCCGTTCATAAACACCCACTTGCTAAGTTCGTTGCAGCCGCCTTCGTAATCGCCGGAATTCCACTTTTTCACAAGTGTTGAACGGCAAAACGCCGACGAACCCACGTTATAAGAAAATGCCACCGCAGCGTCGTACTCATGCTGATGCAGCGGCACGGTGACGCACCGCTTAACAGCGCCTTCAAATTTAGATATATCAGACAGCGCTCTGACCATCGCCTTTTCCGGCGTGATCTTGTCGCCTTGCTTGACGCCTTCTGTCGTCCCGAATCCGATTGTCGGGACATCTCCAGGTACTGGAATGTAGGCATCTCCGCGATAGCCTTCATTCAGCGCGATTCCAACAAATGCAGACGCCGAAAGCGCCAGTACGGCCACTAGGCTTCTCGCTTTTGTCGGATCAATCATCACGCAGTCTCACAAAAAGAAGCCCCGATTTCCGGGGCCGAAAAAAACGGCGTTCGCGGAGGGGTTCGCCAACCCTACGGAGGCTTGGCATTGCGCCAAAACGTGCCGCGATCAACATCTATGGTTGATGGTAGGTAATCAATCTTTTTTGTGCAATCCCCGTTTCAATTTTTTCACTTCGCGCACAGTGATTCCGTGAACTGCTTTCATCAACTTTGCTTTCATTGAGTAATCACGGGTACGAACGCCTTTTACATCTTCGACAATACGGTTCCCGTCGATGTCGATGTAGACAAAATCGGCGACGTAATCGCAGATATGAATGCCGGAAACATCAATCGAATACCTGACCTGGCACTGCAAATTGAACACGAGAGCGGCCTCTTGCTGGCGTTTAAGCTCGATGTATCTAGCGCCTTCGGCTTTGCTGTCGAATCGTTTGCCGTCAATGACAATTTTTACGTTTCGGTATTTGGCTCGTCGGATTGGCTCGCCATGCTGGCGACCTTCTGACTGCGCTTCGCGCTTCGTTTGATGTCCGCGACGCGCCTTGAATTCTGCAAGCTGATCCTCTGACCATCGAAGCATGTCAGTCGTCTCCACAGATAATGTGCCGAGATGTACGACCGTAGTCGACCTTTTTTCGTCCTGCAACATACTCGCGAAAATCTTTAGGTGACGCAGGGCGCAGACTGGCCAGATCCAGCGTCAGATTCGTGGATTGCACGCATGCGCCGGTATTCTTGTCGAACATGAGCAATGACGTTGCGCACACGTAAAATTCATTCCCAGTCTTTCGTGGCCAGCGCAAAACCGCAATCAGGCTTTCATCATCCTCTCCGGTCTGGTGAATACGAACTAAACCGCGCACCGTGATTGCGCGCTTCACTTCTTCCACGCTCGGACACCCTACTGCTCTCGGCATAGCTTATTCCTCGTAGATTCAAGCAACTCAAGTTCTGTCACACCGTATTTGCGCTCAAACGCCTTCCTTCCCATTCCGTGAATCCCGGTGTTTCCCTGGTGATGTTCTGGGCAGAGCGGTATCGTCTCGAAATCACTGGCCCTTCTCCCCATACCGACACCCGTGCGAATGTGATGCACCTGGACGCCATGGATTCCGCAAACTGCGCACGGTAACTCGGCGACTCTGCCCATATGGCGCTTTCCTTCAGCGCTCACCGGATGCCTCGTCGCCATGCAGCGCCAGATCAACGAGCTGCAACTTGGTTTTCAAGTCGACAATCTCGCCGTGAAGCTGTAGGTAGTTCAGCAGTCGGTCGTTTTGTGTTTGCATTTTCACTCCCCGAATCCGTCAAAAATTGTTTCGATCATTGAATTGGCTTCGTCGCCAAGGTGACGCCACAGAAACCGCGCGGCATGTTCGCCGCGCAGGAACGCCATGACCTTGGCGTGATACGCCTCGAATTCGGCCTGATCCGCCTTGGAGTAACGAATACTTTTTGGCAAAGGAACGATCCCGCCCTTGGCGCCTGGAACCCATGTCACATGGCCTGCTCCAATTGAGAGCCAATCGCGGAAGCGCTCAAAATCATCAAACCGTTCTTGGGAGTCGAATACCGCGCTGAGAATGGCGAAGTGACGGCGGTGATACGGACCAGATCTTGGAATCACAAACTCGATCACGGCGAATTCACCTGGCTCCATGTCCATCAGTCGTCGCCAAATCTTCCGCCATCCTGATTTGTCGTCCTTGCGCCAGCCATCGAAGAAGCCAAACAGGAAGCGGCGAATGCCATCAAGAGCAGCGCCTTCCGGAATCGCTTCTGCGTTCTTGATGATTGTCACCCGGCTCATTTCTTCGGCCTAACGTAATGTCCGACGTGCGTTTCTGAGAGCTTCACGCCGTCTGATGTGTCTTTTTTTCCAAGCTCCGTTCCGTTTTCACTCGCGTATGTGACTTTCAAACCATCACCCAGAGCGGCTTTTGCAGACCCGATAAACGCCGACAGGACGGGCATTCGACGGCGGTTTTGCTCGGCGGCAGCTATTCGTGCGGCGGCAGCGTCAGCATCTCTTTTCGCGGACTGCTTTCGCATTGCATCAAGCCGCTCAAGCATTTCTGATTCTGATTGATTGATCGCCGTTTATCAATCACTCCATACCGCGAGAACGCCTAGGCGCGACATTCGTTTCGCTGGCCATGATTGCGATTGCCTTGTCCTCTCCGGACAAATTGTTGAATCGCGAATATTCGCCTTGGAACCCAACGATTACAGACCCGGTTTCCCCCATGCGCTGCTTTGCGATGATGATTTCTGCCATGCCTTTAAATGCCGAGTCTTTGTTGTAGTAGTCATCTCGGTACATCATCATGATCAGGTCGGCGTCCTGCTCGATTGCCCCTGATTCCCGCAAATCAGACATGAGCGGGCGCTTATCCGATCGATCCTCCACTTTTCGTGATAGCTGAGACAGCGCGATCACAGGGCAGTTGAATTCTTTTGCAAGCCCTTTCAGACCACGGGAGATAGCTGATACCTCCTGCTCCCGATTTGATGCCTTGCCGAGACTTGCTGTCGCCAACTGAATGTAATCAACAACAACAAGTCCAACACTTCCGTATTTACGCGAAACCCTACGGCAACGAGAACGCATCTGCATAACCGACAACCCGCCACGGTCATCAATAACAAGTTTTGATTTGAACAATTTACCGACCGCGTAAGTCATGCGCGAGAAATCATCGTCGCTCATTTTCCCGGTGCGGAGTGCATTAAGCGAAATCCTGCCAACGGACGACACAGACCTTATTCCAAGTTGCTCGTCTTGCATCTCCATCGAGAACACTACGACAGGAACATCCTCTTCGATTGCGGCATGTTCAGCAATGTTCAGAGCAAACGCAGTCTTGCCCATTGACGGCCGGCCAGCGACGATTACAAGATCCCCCGGCATGAAACCGTTCGTTTTTGCATCAAGATCAGACAATCCGCTTGATAGCCCAGACAACTCCCCGTTTTGTTCAAATCTTTCCTGAACAGACGTGACTACTTTCGTCAAAACCGACGCAATCGAAACCGATTCACTATCACCAATATCGGCAGACTCAGATAGGGAATATACCAACGCCGCTGCCTCGTCGATTCTCTCAGCGGCAGGGCGCAACGAATCTGCTGACGCTATTTCAGAAATATATCCGGATGCAGACATAAGATCACGCAGGAGTCGCTTTTCGCGAACCACTTCGGCGTATCGCACGATTCCTGACGATCCTGGCGTGTTCATCTGCAATTCGCCGAGATAGGCAAGACCTGTCGCTGATTCGTCGGCCCCTGACGACTTCAGGAATTCGGCAACGGTGATTACATCAACAGGCTTTCGGTCTGCGATAAGCAGCGATATTGCGCGAAAAATTACACGATGTTCCTCTCGGTAAAAATCCGCGTCAGACAGCCAGTCGATACGATCAATTGCAACCGGGTCTTGCAGCAGAGCGCCGATCACCGACTGCTCAGATTCAATGTGAAAAAGTTCAGCCACCGTTTTTCTCCGACTTGTTTTCGTACTGACCTTCGATGATCTTTGCGAAGTTCTCAGGTTTCACGATCCACCCGAGACTGCATGCACCCCAGGAACCAGGCCCGCGCCCCATCAGAAAATCTGAGCTTCGGATGTAGGAAAACATCCGCCCAAAGAAATCAATGCCTGCCTGCTTGTCACTCGGCTTCCCCTTCTTTGCCAGGTCATCGATAACCCATCTCCACCGGCTCGATAGATTTTTTTCCCTAACCCCGTTCCAGATTCTTGGCTGTGGCAGCTCTGGCAACTTCTCAGAAAACAGTCTGAGAATTTCTGTCTGCGGACACGTCGGCAGTTTGCTGCCGACAAGAGTGTTTACTTCTTTATCTGTATCTGTATCTGTATCTGTATGGTTGAACGTCTGCTCAACGGGTGTTGAACGTGCGTTCGCTTTGCTTGCAGCAGAAGCCTTGCCGGCTGCCTTTGCCTTCTCAGACTTTGCATTTACTGACTCTAGGTCACGCTCAATGCGCAAGTGCTTCCACTCTGTTTCGCTTATTTCAAAGAATTCTGCCAGCGATTCTTTAATGGTTTCAAATTCGTCGTTCGACATTCGTGCAACGGACGCTAAACGTCTGTTCAACGACTGTTGATCTTTCGCTTTGAAAGATTCGCCGCGCTGCCAGTAGTTGAAGATCAGCAACAAATAAGCCCCGTTTTCCAGCGTTGAAAGGTGCGCTGTGTCTGCTAGATAGTCTGCGACGTATAGTTGCACGTATGGGAGCGCGGCCATTACTGAATCCCCTTCTTCAGCTCCATTTTTTCAACAAAATCAACCGGCCTTGAATTGACTAGAGCGACAAGCCAGTACTTTGATTTACGTGAGATTTCAGTGCTTGCGATCAGTACGCGCAAAGCAATTCTTATTTTCATCTCTCGAACAAAGTCGATCATTCTGCAACCCCCGCACAGTCCGCGCAGAAATATCCGTCCTTGTGGTGCTTAGAGATGCGCTTGCGGCCAAGCAACGTTTTCTGACCTCCGCATGCTCGGCATGTGAATCTGCCGGTTGTGACGCCAGCCATTGATGCGTGATTTCCAGTATTGCTCCGGAAAGATTCGATAGCCGCTGGCTGGTCTTTGTGGTAGATGCTCATTTCGTTCCTTTCATCAACCATCCTCCTTTCGGCCTGTGTATGGGTGGGCTGGCAGAGTGGAAAGGAGGAAACACTCTGCCCCGCTGGCCGGCGGCGCCCATTGATTGATAAACCTTGCACAGAACCCGCGAATCAGGCATGCTTAATCACTAAACAAAACCAAATGATTAACTGCGATTCGCGTCTGCTAATCCGATTTAACCACGACAGGACGCTGACTGCAATACACACGGAGAATTTTTTATGGCACTTCCTAACCCCAGCCCGTCAATACTCGACACAGAGTTGACATCCTCGCCGCCCTAAAGGACGGCGATTCCTACGGCGTCTCGGCGGGATGCCTTGATCGCTTCGGCGGGTTACTGCTTCACAGAGTGGCCCGACTGCACCGGCTCTCCACAGGCTAAAACGCGATGCCCTCGCGCTAGGATATTGATTGCGCCGACCAGATCGGCGTTGGCCTCGTAGCCACATTCGACGCAGGCGAACTTGGCTTGCGTCTGCCGATTGTCTTTCGACACATGGCCGCAGCACGGGCAGGTCTGGCTGGTGTATTGCGGCGGAACGGCAACGACAAAACCGCCGTTCCATTCCGCCTTGTATGTCAGTTGCCGCCTAAATCCCCCCCATCCTTGATCGAGAATGGAGCGATTCAGGCCGGACTTCTGTTTCACCTGTTTGCCGTGCTGCTCGCTGTTGCCCTTGGCTGACTTGGACATATTCCGAACCTGCAAATCTTCGATGGCGATCATGGCGTGGTTTTGGCTGATCTGGCACGAAGCCTTGTGCAGAAAGTCGTTTCGGGTGTTGGCGATACGGGCGTGAATACGCTGGACGCGGGCTTTCGCCTTCTTCCAGTTGTTGCTGAATTTGACCTTGCGGCTCAAGCGTCGTTGATACCTTGCAAGGCGTTGCTGGTGTGTCTTGAAGCTATTGAGCGGTTCAATGAAGCTACCATCGCTCAAGGTGGCGAAACGGGCGATACCCATGTCGATGCCGACTGCTTCACCGTGCGGCAAAGGCTGCTCCGCCTCGCGCTCCGTCTGGATCGAGACAAACCACTTGCCGCATGATTGGCTGACGGTGGCATTCTTAACTTCACCCAACACATCCCGGCTGTTGCGGTAGCGAATCCAGCCGAGTTTGGGCAAGAATACGCGGCTATTGCCCTGATCGAGCTTGACGCCTTGCGGATAGCGGAAGCTGTCGGATTGGCCCTTCTTCTTGAAGCGGGGGAAGTCGGCGCGCTTCTCGAAGAAGTTGGTATAGGCGCGTTCGAGATTTTTGAGCGACTGCTGCAAGGCTTGGCTTGGCGTTTCAGAGAGCCAGAACGTTCCTTTCTGAGTCTTCCATTCGGTCAGCGACTTGCACAGGCAGGCATAGCCGAGCTTATTTTCCCCTGCCTTGTACCGTTCTTGCTGCATCGCCAGCGCCTTGTTGAACACGAAGCGGCATGACCCAGCGAAGCGGCGCATGAGGCGCTGCGATTCACCATTAGGCTTTAGCTCGAATCGGTAGGCTTGAAGTCGTTGCATATCACACAGTATAGTTTGGTCTATGGAAGACAACAACGACATTCGACGCGGCAGACATTGCGTGTTTAACATGCACGTCCATTTGGTCTTTGTGGCAAAGTATCGCCGCAAAGTATTCGACAAGGAGGCTATCGACCGCCTGCGCGAACTGTTTGCCAAGGTGTGTGGCGACTTCGAGGCATCGCTCGTCCAGATGGACGGCGAGCGTGACCATGTGCATCTCTTGGTGAGTTATCCGCCGAAGGTTCCTGTATCGGCACTGGTGAACAGCTTAAAAGGGGCATCCAGCCGCGTACTCCGAAAAGAAAGGCCGGACATTGCCAAACGCTTCTACTACAAAGGCGTCTTGTGGTCGCCGTCCTACTTCGCCTCAAGCTGTGGCGGCGCTCCGATCAGCATCATTCGCCAGTACATTGAGCAACAGGCGACTCCAACTTAACCGCTGCACTAGAGTCCTGCGGACTCTGCGCTATCCATCCCCGGCCTGAATGCCGGGGCTTTCCGCGCTAACGGGTAAAACTCAATCGGCGCAGCGTATCTTTTTTTTCAAATGTGCTTGATACGTGCTTATCAATCATGTACGATGGTTAAAACATGACGAACAACGGAGGTTCAAATGCGGTTAATCATCTTGTGGTTTCAGATTCGCGCGCAAGAGGCTGCTGCTCAGGGCATTCAGGACATCATCAGTATTGTTGATCACGAATCAACACTTCGCGGAGAGATGAATATTCGATTACTTCAATGCATCCAGGAAATCGGACGACTGAAGGCCGAATATCGGCGCATCAAGCGCGGTAGCGGAATCAGCGCCGCTTATCAATAACAGACCAAGCGGAGGTCAAATGAGCAACGATGATTGGCGGCCTGTAGTTGGATTTGACGGGCTGTATCGCGTAAGCAACAGCGGAGTCATTTTTTCTGTATCTCGCGTTGTTGTTGGAAAAAAGAAGCAAACGGTTTCTGGTCGAGCTATTCGACAGCAAGACAATGGAAATGGGTACAAGACCGTCCGGCTATGGAGAGACGGCAAGGAATACAACAGATATGTACACCGCCTCGTTCTTGAGTCATTTGCTGGGCCTAGTTGCGGGCTTGACTGCTGCCACAACGACGGCGACAGAAACAACAACGAGCTGAGCAACTTGAGGTGGGACACAAGAAGCAATAACCACATGGACAAGTTGTCGCACGGGACCATGGCAAACGGCGAAAAAGCAAGGGCGGCAAAGCTAACTGTCGAGGATGTATTGCTGATCAGAGCAAGGATTGCATCCGGAGAAGAACAAAAAGCCATTGCAAATGATTTCGGAATCAAGCAGCCGTCGGTAAGCGATATCGCAACTCGGCGAACCTGGAAACATATTTAGGAATGATCATGACAACCGCACTTACAACACTGACAAGCAGGCTGGCAAACCGCCTTGATATGGGCGACGGCGCCGGCTTGGTCGAAACACTCAAGGCCACGGCATTCAAGGGCCAGGTATCTGATGCGCAAATGACCGCGCTGCTGATTGTCGCCAATCACATCGATATTTCTGATGACGGCTGCTGGAACTGGACGGGAGCGCTTAGTCGCGGGTATGGCCAACTTACTCACAACGGGAAGCACCAGACCGCCCACCGATTTGTATTCAACAACTTTGTTGAACCAATAGAAGACGGAATGTGGGTTCTTCATCACTGCGATAACCGGCGCTGCGTGAATCCTCGTCACCTTTATCAAGGTACTCCGGTTGATAACCGGGCAGACATGCTTACACGTCAGCGCTGGTCGCATCCGTGGGCGAAACGAACGCACTGCAAAAAAGGGCACGAATACAACGTCAGCGGATTTTCGGTTGCAAAGGACGGAAGCCGGGTTTGCCTAGTCTGCCAACGCGACCACAAACGCGCTCAACGCGCATCGAAGAAAGGAAATTGAAATGAGTAACGTCGTTATTGCCCAAGCATCAAAGCTCGCCAAGTCTCTTGGAATGGAAGGGGAAGGCCAAGACCTGATTGCCACCCTCAAGGCGACCGCATTCAAAGGCCAAGTCACCGATGCCCAAATGGCCGCTCTGCTTCTGGTCGCAAACCAATACGGATTATCGCCATGGACGAAGGAAATCTACGCCTTCCCGGACAAGAACAACGGAATTGTTCCGGTTGTCGGCGTCGATGGCTGGTCGCGGATCATGAACGAGCATCCGCAGTTTGACGGCATGGAATTCGAACTGGACGACGATAGCTGCACCTGCAAGATTTATCGCAAGGACCGCAGTCGCCCGATCGTTGTGACCGAATACATGGCCGAGTGCAAGCGGACAAACGTCGGCCCGTGGCAAAGCCACCCGCGCCGCATGCTGCGCCACAAGGCAATGATCCAGTGCGCTCGCCTGGCATTCGGGTTCGGCGGCATCTACGACCAGGACGAAGCCGAGCGGATCGCTGAAAGGGATGTGACCAGCGAAGGCAGCCACACCGTTACCGATAGCGCGCCGAAGCAGTTGCCGCCCTACCCCGATGCGGACTTCGAGAAAAACCTGCCGGCGTGGCGCGAAGCCATCGCCGCCGGCAAGGCCCGCCCCGAGCAGATCGTTTCCCGCTCGGCCACCCGATACACCCTGAGCGCCGAGCAGATGGAATCCATTTACGACCTGGCCAAGCCGGCGCACGTCGATAACGACGGTGTAATCGATGCCGATTTCGTCCGTGAATTTGAATGAGTGCAGCAATGATCGAACTACATGTCCAACAAGGCACCCGAGAATGGTTGAACGCACGCGCAAAGTGCTTTAACGCAAGTGAAGCGCCGGCAATGATGGGCGTCAGCAGATACGTGTCGCGCTCGGAACTGATTCGCCAGAAGGCAACCGGCATTGTTCCAGAACCCGATGCCGCAACGCTTGGCCGCTTCAATGCCGGTCATGAGGCCGAAGCCAAGGCCCGCCCGCTCGTCGAGAAGATCATCGGCGAAGAGCTTTATCCGATTGTCGCCACCGATGACGACGGACGCCTGCTGGCCTCGTCTGACGGTGCGACGATGCTCTGCAATATCGGTTTCGAACACAAACTCTGGAATGCAGAAGTCGCCGCCAACGTGAAGGACGGCAATGTTCCAGACTCGCACAAGTGGCAGCTTGACCAGCAGATTGCTGTGTTCGGCTTCGAGAAAATCATGTTCGTCTGCTCGGACGGAACGCCGGATAACTTCGTGTGGTGCTGGTACGAGACAACGCCGGAGCGCATTGCTCAACTGCGTGCAGGCTGGGACCAGTTCGAGAAAGACATGGCGAACTACCAGCCGACCGAGTCGAAGCCTGCCGCCGTCGCCGAGGTAATCGAAGACCTGCCGGCGCTGACCGTGCAACTTGTCGGCCAAGTGACGGCCTCAAACCTCGACGCCTTCCAGTCCGCAGTAACGGCACGCATCCAGGCGATCAACACCAATCTGGTCACCGACAGCGACTTTGCCACGGCTGACAAAATGGTCAAGTTCCTCGACGACGGCGAGAAGCGCCTAGAGCTGGTCAAGTCTCAGGCGCTGGCACAGACGGCCAGCATCGACCAACTGTTCCGCACCATCGACAGCCTGAAGGCTGAGATGAAGTCGAAGCGCCTGACGTTGGACAAGCTGGTGAAGGCAGAGAAGGAGAACCGGAAGGGCGAGATTGTTACCAAGGCCCGCGCCGATCTTGTTGAACACGTCCAGGCGCTGCACAAGCGTACTGGCGTTACTTGCATCCAGATCGACGGCGGGATCTTCGCCGAGGCCATCAAAGGCTTGAAATCACTCGACAGCATGCGAGACAAGGTATCCGTCGCCCTGGCTAATGCCAAGGTTGAAGCGAACGCCATCGCCGACCGGATCGACGCAAACCGCAAGACCGTGGAAGACATGAGCCTTGTTCCTGACTTCTCCCAGGTCTGCATGAAGCCGGCCGACGACTTCGCCGCCCTGCTGTCCATGCGTGTTGCACAGCGCAAGGAGGCGGAAGAAAAGCGCCTCGAAGCCGAGCGCCAGCGTATCCGCGCCGAAGAACAGGCCAAGGCACAGCGCGAAGCAGATGCCAAGGCCGCAGCCGAGCGAGCAGAAGCAAAGCGCGTATCCGATGCAGAGCAGGCCGAACGTGACCGCATTGCGGCTGAAGAAATCCGCAAGCTGGACGCAGAGCGCAAGGCTATTGCAGAAGCACAGCAGCGCATGCTTGACGAGGCAGAAGACAGGGCAATTGTCGCCGAACCGAATCAACGACCAGAGGCCAGCAGCGCCGTACAGGGAACGGCGGTAACTCCTTTGGCTGGCAACCAAGAAGCCGCCACGCAGGCATTCTCCGGCAAGACCATGAACCTCGGCCAGATCAACGCTGAGCTTGGATTCACGGTATCGTCCGACTTCCTCGCCTCTCTCGGCATGCTTCCTGTTCGCCAAGAAAAGGCCGCGAAGCTATACGACGCGCGAAAGCTTCCGACAATCTGCAGGCTAATACAAGAGCATCTTGCAGAAGTAATGGTTCGCAGTTTCAGAGAAGCCGCGTAGATAAAACCCAAGTCGAAAGATGCGGAACACGAAGCCGGGTCGGGCTTTCTTTTACATAGGAGAGTCTGCGGTCGACAACCAATCCGGCCCGGTTCCTTGTTCCGCAACTTTCTAGGATCAGTTACGGAGAAAATGAAATGGGCGATCTACATGCCGCCCAACGCGTGAGTTCAGGCGACGAGCGTAGAGAAGTTCGACTGGAACGATGAGTTAGGTTTCTGAAATGGAGAAAGAATGAACGCTGAAAAAATGGTGACGATTATCCTTTCGGGCGGAGGTGGAGGCTACAACGCACGGCCAATTATGCAGATTCACATTTGGCTGCACGTTAATTTTCTTCGAGAACGGGAAGGCAAAAAGCCAATCGACAGGCTCAATTTCAGCAAGATGATGAGCAGGATGAAGGCAAAAGGAACGGTATTGAAGGATGTTTGGTTTTCACCGTGCGACGGTAACGTATGGAGACTGAACAAGAAATCTAACTCGAATTAAACGACACAAAGGAAATTCTGATATGTGGTTCAAGAGCCTAAAAATATACCGCCTTCCGGCAATGATGGCCACGGCACAAATCGCCGAGCAACTGGCCCGCGCCGAGTTTGTGAAATGCCCATCAAACCAGCCTATGTCACGCGGATGGGTGCCACCACGGCAAGACGGCGCGCTTATCTATTCGCAGAACGCCCAGATGCTGATCGCACTCAAGGTTCAAGAAAAGCTTTTGCCTGCATCAGTAATCGCCGAAGCGGCACAGGAGCGTGCAGAGCAGATCACCGACCAACAGGGCTATGCCCCCGGCCGCAAGCAGATGAAGGAAATCATGGAGCGCGTTACCGATGAGTTGATGCCGCGCGCCTTCACTCGTAGCAGGACGACATTCTCCTGGATTGACCCAATCAACGGCTGGTTCGTTGTTGATGCCGGAAGCCAGAGCAAAGCCGAAGAAGTGATCGAGCATTTGCGCCATTCGCTTGATGAATTCCAACTAAAGCCGTTCCATACGCAACTGTCGCCGACATCGGCAATGGCCGACTGGCTGGCCGGCGGCGAAGCCCCGGCTGGGTTCACTGTCGACCGCGATTGCGAGCTGAAATCCGTGGCGGAGGAAAAAGCCGCCGTGCGCTACGTGCGCCATCCGCTGGAAGGCAAAGGCATCGGAGAACAGATCAAGGCGCATTTGGTAGCCGGAAAGCTGCCAACCCGCCTTGCTCTTACTTGGGACGACCGCATTTCATTTGTCCTCACGGACCAGTTGGAAATCAAGCGCCTTACATTCTTGGACTTGCTCAAGGAAGAAGCCGAGAAAAACGCCGAGCATGCAGACGAACAATTCGACGCTGATTTTGCCTTGATGACCGGCGAACTATCACGTTTCTTGCCAAGTCTTGCCGATGCGCTTGGCGGCGAACTTATCGACCTTGCAGAGCAAGGCAGCAAGTAGCAAGCGAACAGATTTTACAAACCACTGCAACCAAGGGGAATCACATGGCAAAAACGCCTGCAAAAAAGAAGTTCATCGCCGACTACCGCAAATTGCGGCGCGACATGAACCTGAATCAAACCGAATTCTGGGAGCGCATCGGCTGCACTCAGTCTGCCGGAAGCCGTTACGAATCAGGCCGCACTGTCCCGAAATGCGTCGCTGCTCTAGCGCACATCGTCTATATCCAAGGAGGCGAAGTCGACGTAAGGGAGTTCAAATAATGGCCAGCTTCCACAAAACAATCATCGTTGGCAACCTGGGAAAAGACCCGGAAACCAGATACACGGCTGGTGGAGATCCGGTATGCAACTTCTCCGTTGCCGTAACGGAGTCCTGGAAGTCCAAGGACGGCGAGAAGAAGGAAAACACGACATGGTATCGCGTCAATGCCTTCGGCAAGCTGGCAGAGATTTGCGGCCAATGGCTCAAGAAAGGGGCTTCTGTCCTGATCGAAGGCAAGATGAACTGCCGTGAATGGGACAAGGATGGCGTCAAGCAATACTCATGGGAACTGAAGGCTGATTCAATGCAGATGCTCGGCGGCAAGAGCGACAGCCAGCGCCCTGCAGATTCGCAGGACGGCGGATATGAACCGGCGCCGCAACGCTCTGGAGGCCAGCCGGCAAACAAGCCTAAGCCGTCGTTTGATGATCTAGGTGACGACATCCCGTTTTGAGATATACCTAGTCGGTTGATGTAAAAAAATTCTAAAAGCGTTTTTTATTTGTTATGATTGATGCGTGCGTATCAATCATAACGGAGGAAAGAATATGAAACTCAAGTTCAAAACAGTTAAGCCTGGGGCAAAAGCTCCTAGCTATGCAACACCAGGATCTGCCGGCCTTGATCTGTCTGCATGTATTGAGCACGACATCTATATCCAGCCTGGCGTCCGCTTTACCTGCCCAACTGGAGTCGCCATCGAATTGCCAGAAGGGTTTGAGGCACAGATCAGGCCGCGCTCAGGGCTGGCAAGCAATCATGGTGTAACGGTGCTTAACTCGCCAGGGACGATCGACAGCGATTTTCGTGGAGAAATAAAAGTGATCCTGATCAACCACGGAGATAAAGCGCACAAGATCAGTAACGGTGATCGTGTTGCACAAATGGTCATTTCTCCGATCATTAATGTGTCGCTTGATGATGAATCGGCACTGTCTCAGACAGAGCGCGGCGACCAAGGATTTGGATCAACAGGAATCTGACCATGGCTATGCGAGACTTTGAGGTTTCCATGGACCGCAGGACGTGCGTCAATCACCCCGGCCTAAAGGCCGAGGCTTGTGAGGCCAAAGCCAAGCAAGCCTGATTGACCAGACTAAGCGATAGTTGTTTATCGCTACGTTGTAAGTAAGACCGAAGACTCACCACTCCGTGCTTCCTTAGCGGGGTGCTCTGAAAGTTGCCGTAGCAGACAAGGCAGGGTAGCTACGAAACGGACGGCAACCGAGGCGGCGCAAGTCGCCTCACCTGGCTTGCAACATGGTCGAAGGGAGCGGAGCCGCAAGGCTCCCGTCACAAGGCCCGTAAGGGCAACTGTCGTGAGACAGCATGGAGTTTGTGTAATGCCTGTGCCGGGCGGTTCTCGGCAACGTAGTTCACGGAGGTTGTGTTGGCTGTTTTCGTGCTGGATAAACAAGGCAAGGCGTTGATGCCGTGCAGCGAGAAGCGCGCGAGGCTGTTGCTCACCCGCGGTCGTGCGCGCGTGCATCGCCTCGTGCCCTTCGTTATCCGCCTCGTCGACCGTCAAGCGGCCTCCTGCGCATTCCAGCCCCTTGAGCTCAAGCTCGATCCGGGCAGCAAGACCACTGGCCTCGCGCTGGTGCGCCAGATCGAAGTCATCGACCGTGCGACCGGCGAAATCCAGTCGGGTGCGGCGGTGCTCAACCTGATGGAACTGGTGCATCGCGGCCGGCAAATCAGTGAAGCGCTGACCGCGCGCCGCGCCATGCGCCGTCGGCGCCGTGGCAACCTGCGCTACCGCGCACCCCGCTTCAACAATCGCACGCGCCCTGCCGGTTGGCTTGCGCCGTCCTTGCAGCATCGCGTCGATACCACGCTGGCCTGGGTTTCTCGCATTCAGCGCTGGGCGCCGGTGACCCGTTTGGCGCAGGAGTTGGTGCGCTTCGATATGCAGGCCATTGAGAACCCCGAGATTTCCGGCGTCGAATACCAGCGCGGCACCTTGCAGGGCTACGAGGTACGCGAGTATCTGCTGGCCAAGTGGGGCCGCAAGTGCTGCTACTGCGATGCAGAAAACGTGCCGCTCAATCTGGACCACCTCGTTGCACGGGCGAATGGCGGCTCGAACCGGGTTTCCAATCTGACGCTATCCTGTGTGCGGTGTAATCAAAAGAAGGACGCGCAACCGATTAAGGACTTCGTCAAGGACAAGGCCCGGCTGGCGCGTATCCTGGCGCAAGCCAAGCGCCCCCTGAAGGACGCGGCGGCGGTTAACAGTACGCGCTGGGCACTGTCCACGGCGCTGAAAGCGACTGGCTTGCCATTGGTGCTGGCATCAGGCGGGCAAACGAAATTCAATCGGACACAACTCGGAGTGCCGAAAACCCATGCGTTGGACGCCGCGTGCGTCGGTAGCTTGGCCGCAATTACGCAGTGGCGCCGGCCGACGCTGGTTATCAAGTGTGCCGGACGGGGCAACTACCAGCGAACACGACTCGACAAATACGGGTTTCCACGGGGTTACTTGATGCGTGAGAAAGGCGTCAAAGGGTTCCGCACGGGCGACCTGGTGAGAGCCGAGGTGCCGGCATCGAGCAAGAAGGTCGGGCGCTATGTGGGTCGGGTAGCCGTGCGTGCTACGGGCAGTTTCAATATTCAAACCGGGGATGCGGTCGTGCAAGGCATCTCGCACACATATTGCCGGGTGCTTCAGCGGGGTGACGGCTATGGCTATCACCGCGCCCAGTATCCCACGCTTAACCCTAAGGATAGCTTTACGAAAGGAGCGGGATTAGGGCGTGCTGCGCACGCCGCGCTATCCCTCCCCGGCCTAAAGGCCGAGGTTTCCCGCGCAAGTGGATGAACCCACCCTATGGCCGCGAGATTTCAGCATGGGTGCAGAAGGCTTACCGGAGCGCAAAAGAAAACGGGGCCACGGTGGTTTGCCTTCTTCCGGCGCGGGTAGACACGCGGTGGTGGCATGACTACTGCGCGAACGGCGAAGTGTTCTTCGTTCGTGGGCGGCTGAAGTTCGGCGGGGCCGAGAACAGCGCACCCTTCCCGAACGCGGTGGTTGTGTTCAGACCGACCGTGCAGGACGCTCTAAAAGTCGGCGCTGGCACCACGGCGACCGAGGGGCATAACGCAGAGGTAAGCGGCCGAGCGGCGTAGCCGCGAAGGTCGCGCTTGACCGCCTTGTTGGCGGGCATTTTTTGGAGAACGAACATGAAGATGGCAAAGGCCAGCACGGCCGATATGGAAATGGCAATGAAGTTGTGCAGCGCACTTGAGGCAATGGACCGCCGGTTTTTCCCGGAAGGAGCCGAGGGCGAGAACGACCCGGAAGATTTTGACTGCGACGATGACGCGCACTGCGGCCAGGCGCTGCGCCACGTTTTGGACATTCTGCAAGGCGGCTCAATTGGCCGCGTGATTTGGGGCATGTATGTGATGCTGGACCCGGCGAACAAGGTCGTTGACCCGGATGCTGACACGCTCGAAGACCACCCGGAAACGGTGGCCGCGATGAAGGACCGCGAGCGTATGGACTGGCTGGCCGACCCGGCGAACCCGGTTGGAAATGTACAGCTGCCGGCCGCTGCCGTGACCGCGAACATTCACAGCTTGCGCGATGCGATTGATGCGGCGATGGCCATGCCCGCCAACGCTTAGGTGATGGGCCGAACGCCGCAGGCGTGAGGTCCAGCGCGAAGCGCGACATCGACCGGAGTGTTAGCAGACAGCAGAAACTATGGAGACAGAAATGCAGAACTTTGAAATGACTATCAGCCGAACAGTTGATACATGGACGTGTCAGCACCCGGATTGCGGCATGGAGTTCGCAATTCTCAACGTGATGCGGCCGAGCGAGGAATACAAGGGCGAATACCCGGAAACGGCAGACTCGACGTGGAGCGAATGGGGGAATCGTGGAACACCACCGTTCTGCCCGCATTGCGGCAACAAGTTGGCGGCTAACGCTGAAATTGTGCGGCTGGACGCCGCAGGCGGACAGTCCGAACGAATGGAGGGTTAGAAGGCCGCGGTCGACAACTGAAAGGAATGAAAAATGGCGAAGCCACTGGCAGGAAAGAAATGGTTTGAGGCGCTCGGACGGAGCGACAAAAGCAGGGGCGTGCCGCGCAGCGCGAAGCACTACGCATGGCCGGCGTGGGCGCAGCAAGCCTACATGCGAGGGAGGATGCTGCAAGGCGTCAATCTGGCAAAGGCCACGCCTTCTAACGCCCGAGTTCACGCGCGGCCGTAGGCCGTCGCGTGGAATGACGTGTTAGGGCACTTCTTGGTGGAGAACAGATGAAGTCAGTAGCAGGCACCCTGGCGGCACCTTTCCCGTACTTCGGCGGGAAGTCGCTGGCGTGCGAGACAGTGTGGGCCGCGCTTGGCGACCCCGAGAACTACGTGGAGCCGTTCGCCGGCTCGGCGGCAATGCTGCTGGGCCGCCCCAACGTGGGCAAGGTGGAGACCATCAACGACGCGGACGGCTTTGTGGCGAACTTCTGGCGCGCGGTTTCGCTGGATGCCGCTGAGGTGGCGCGGCACGTTGACTGGCCGACGAACGAGGCTGACTTGATAGCGCGGCATTCGTGGCTGGTGCGCAATGCGCAGGGCCTGCTGCAGCGCCTGGAGGCCGATCCGGACTACTACGACGCGAAGGTTGCCGGGTGGTGGTGCTGGGGCGCGTGCAACTGGATCGGCAGCGGGTGGTGCAGCGGCACCGGGCCGTGGCAGCACGACGGCGAGAAGCTGGTGGACGCTCGGAAACTGCCGCACCTGGGCGACGCGGGCCGGGGCCGAAGCGATTACATCTATGAGTGGTTCGGCGCGCTGATGGATCGCACGCGCGACGTGCGTGTGGCGGTGGGCGACTGGCAGCGCGTGCTGACCGACAGCGTGACCGTGCGGCACGGCCTGACCGGAGTGTTTCTCGACCCTCCGTACACCAAGGGCGCGATGGACTACGCGGCCGGTGGCGTGGGTGGAGAGCTTGCCGACAAAGTGCGTGCCTGGTGCGCAAAGAACGGCAACGACAAGAGGCTGCGCATTGTGCTATGCGGGCATGCGGGCGAGCATGACGCGCTGCTTCAGGATGGGTGGCACACGCGGGCCTGGACGGCGCGCAAGGGCTACGCCAGAACCGACGAGGCGGTGGAGAACAGCGCCTCGGAAACACTGTGGTGCAGCCCTCACTGTGTGCCGGAGAGGCAGAAGCAGGATGCGCTGTTTTGAAGTGCCCTAACGCCTGAGATAACCCGACGGCCGTCAGGCCGGTCGGGTTGATTGAATAGTTAGAAGGCTGTCTGGAAATGCTGCGGTCAACTTGAAAAAGAGGTGAAAAATGGAAAAACGAAGAATTGATAACCGGCTACTGGAAATGATCCAGCGCCATTTCCCGTCGCTGCCGATGGACGACCGTTACACAGACTGGTCGAATTGGCTAAGGTTCGCAAACGCCGTGCGGACCGATGCGCTGAATGAGATTGCCAGCGAACTCGAACAGCACAATTCGCACTGGGAAGCGTGGTACTTGCGGCAGCGTGCTGCCGGGGTAATGCCGCAATTCGATGAAGAGGCGGCGAACGGTGTGCAGGCAGCGGCTGGCGGCCTGACACAGACGGCATTGGAAGGCTGATGCCTTCTAACGCGGAGGCAAGCGGCGCCAGCTCTTTGGCGTCCGCTTCGCCGTTGGGTTAGGTGTCAAGGAGACGAAAATGGAAAAAATCACGGACAGCATCGAAACATTGATTCTTCTGGCGCTAGACGCTAACCATTCTGAACGGAATGTGGATAGGGTTGAAACTCGCGGAATGACTGACGGATATTTTGAAATAAGCGATCAAGGGAAATTGCTTTGTTTCCGCCCGATGTTCCCTGCCTCGAGCTACACGTTCGATGGATCAGACCGGGACAGAATTTTTGCTGCCACCACGGATTACCTAGTTCGTCACCCGGCCGAAACAATCGGAGATGAAGCCGAGACAATAATGATTGGATCAGGTGTCCTGAAATGGCGCGGATTCCGGCGCATTACTCGTCCGCCAAAAGGAGTGTCTGTATTGGGCCGCGCAGCGGTATGGTACGAAATGCACTCTCGAATTGTTGACATGTCTGGTGGCGGTGAATACGTAAAACGACTTATCGCACTTGATTCTGTCGGGCGCCCGTTGCCCGTCAAGATTCAAGGTCATCTGGTTTGTTCCCCAAAGCACGAAGGCGAAGCGCTGATTATGAGCGCATCCCTAATTGAGGACGCTCACCGTTCTGGAACGATGCTGGCAGTAGTAAAGGACGCAACAGAGATTAAATTTCCGGTTCCACTCGACGACTACAAGTACGTTTTCTCGGATCGCGACGGGCCTATGAACGGCGCCAGGCGCAAGGCCATTGTGCATTGGGTGGGCCGTTACCTTCGACACTCGACGCGGGGCAAGGAGTTCGCAGTGAAGAAACACCCGCGGGGGGTCCAAGAATTCACGATTGATGGAATCAGAATCCGATTGACACCTAACGCCTGAATTCAGGCGACTGCGCGGCTTTTCGCGCAGGTCGCCTGCAATGACGGGTTAGGCAACTGTAACTACGGAGAAAACGAATATGCAAGCAACCTACATTGAAGTAAGCGCAGGCGTCCGCTACTGGGAAGACGCCACGATCAACGGAGCCACCGACACAGATGGCACGCTGATACCGATGCGCAAAGGCGACAACTGGGAGCCAGTGATCCGGCTGGCCGACGGCATGGTGATGAACTGGCCGCAAGGCACCACGGCAGACGTGCATTTCAAGGTGTGCGACGCGGGCGAATACTGGCTACTGGACGACGAGCGGAAGCGCGTAGCAAAGTGGGCGGGCTTCTACGTTCCCGATGACTTCCTGTGCCCAGGAGACAACGGATACGGCGACTACATCATCCTCAAGGTGGGCGCAGACGGCCAAGTCGAGAAGTGGCGCACGCCAGCTGTCGATATGGTTTGCGAATGCGACGAGGACGCTCAGCACGGATGGAAGAAGTTGCCGAACGCCTGAGATAACCCGACGGCCGTCAGGCCGGTCGGGTTGATTGAAAAGTTAGCCGTAACCACATCACCACGAAAAAAGGAAGGCAATGGAACAACTGATGCTGCATCTGTTTGGAGACTACATCACACAAACCGATTGGATGGCGAACAACAAAACGAAGCGAACGGATGTTGCTGTGCTGCATGCGGCGGTATATTCGCTGCCGTTCCTGTTGCTCGGCCCTTCGCTTGTGGCGTTAGCGGTGATTTTTGCAACGCATGCGGCGATTGACCGCTACCGGTTGGCACGCTTCGTGGTGTTTGCTAAGAACTGGACGACGCAGCCAAGTTTGCAATGGTCAGACTGCAACGCCACTGGATACCACAAGGACACGCCGCCTTGGCTCGCGGTGTGGCTGCTGATCGTGGCGGATAACACGATGCACTTGGCAATCAACTACGCAGCGCTGCGGTGGCTCTGATGGCGTCTAACGCAAGTTAGACCTCACTGGTGACGGAATAACCGACAAACCCTGCAATCTTGCAGGGTTTCACCACATCCTTTCAGCAAGATCAGATCCGCGAAGGTTGCTATACCGACGAAGAACAACGTGTTGCTTAATGCTTATCGCCCACAGGTTATCAAACAACGCAACAAAAAACCCGCTCTAGGCGGGTTATCTTGTTGTTTCTACTTGCTTATTTCTGGAGGCGCGAGCCGGAGTCGAACCGACCTACACGGATTTGCAATCCGATTTACCTCTTTTGAAATCAATCACTTGCAATAAACCGCAAATGATTAACCGCAGAACATGGCGAATAATACACATACGGGTTTAAAGTGTCTACTCTGACTATTCAAAGGTGGAATCATGGGCGGGTCAATGCCGATATTCATCCATGGCGCGACCCGTGCGTGACGGGTGTATAATTTCGCAGCGGCTGAGTGCTACCAACACCCAGCCGCCACTTCCCAATATCGTCACAGGAGAACGACATGAGCAAGGCGCATTCTACGCCAAATGTTGGCGACAAATTCGGCAGATGGACTGTTGTATCCCCATCAGCAAGACGCAACGGAATCCTTTATTGCGAGTGCCGGTGTGAGTGTGGCGAGGTTAGGTTCGTCAGGAACGAAAAGCTACGCACCGGAAAATCAAAAAGCTGCGGATGCTTGCGCGACGAAAATCTGACAACCCATGGCGCAACAAAAAATAGCATACGCCGGGAAAGCCATGAGTATTGGATATGGAACATGGTTGTGCAGAGATGCACAAATCCGAAAGTGAAAAACTGGATGGATTACGGCGGCAGAGGAATAACGGTCTGCGACAGGTGGCTGAAATACGAGAACTTCATTGCGGACATGGGCAAGCGCCCAACGACAAAGCACTCAATCGAGCGCATAGACAACGAAGCCGGGTACCGTCCTGATAATTGCCAGTGGGTTACGCGGCCAGAGCAGTCCAGGAACAAGAGGAACAATCATTTGATTGAGCTGTTCGGTCGGCGCCAGCACCTTGCCGGGTGGGCGAGGGAGTATGGAATTGACCACACGCTGATAATCTCTAGACTGTCACGCGGATGGTCTGAGCTTGATGCAATAACCAAACCGCCACGCGCAATTAAGCGAAGGGAAACATACGAGTGCAAACAGCCGCCTACATCATCGCTGGCCTAGTCGCCATCTACCTGTTCTTCACGGATGCAAGATTCATGCTGGCGCTTGCCGTGCTGTCAATCGTTCTCTACGGGCTGGAGCGGGCCGGAGCAATCAAACAAGGGCCAGTTACGACCCTTGCGAGATACTTCGTGTCGGTATCGCTTTTCATCGCAATACCGATTGGCCTGATCTTCCTGTTCTCGAAGTAGTCAGTTTTTCATGGCGGTCCGGTAGCGGTCGGCAACCTCTGATGCAAACTCCTTTCCGCGCATTGTCATTGCTTGGCGGATTGCCTGCGCGGCGACCTGTGGTGTAACGGTTACTTCCGGGGTTCTGCCTTGCATCAGGGCGGCGATGTTCGACTGAGAGATATTCGACAACCGGAGCGTCTGGACAATTTGCATCTTGGACATGCCGGCCGCTTCTGCTGCGCCAACAAGGCGGCTCATCTCCTTGAATGCTTGCTCCTGCTTTGCCTTGGCTCTTAGCTTCGCGTCGGCAATATCTTCCGGCGTCACCGTGTTTGCATCCCTAAGCGTGTCAGTTATCGTCTTGCGTGCCTCGGTAGCCGCATCCGTGAATTCAAACGAGCGATAGTAAAGCGCCGTCTTCGGATCGGTCGTTGTCGCCCGCCAGCCAACAAGGGCCACAAGTTCATCTTCGACACTGTACGGCTGGCCGCTGGATCTGCGAACGTCGGTTGCTGCTTTTACCAGGCGATCGGCATTGCCAACAAAGCCTGGTTGAAGCGCCTTGCGCAGATGGTCGGCAATATCAACCGCCTGATCGATGGCGCCATCCTTCTCCTTGTACACCTTTCCGCCGCTATCCTTCTGGTTTGCAACAGCCTCGAAGATAGCGCCAGCGGCAATGTCTGTACCAAGGAACGGCTCCAGCATTCCGCGCAAGCCACTTGCAAGAGATTCTTCCCATGGCTGGTTACGCATCATGGCGGTGATCGGCCGCTTGAAGTAGCCATACGGATCAAGGAACGACATATCGAAGTAGCGAAGATTACCCTTCTCGTCGCGGCCGACATACAGGAAGGTTGAATTCTTCTGCCACTCGGGCGCCAGGTCGCGGATTGCCTCTTCCTCGTCATCACCAACGCCGGCCATCGCCTTGCTGATAGCGGCCAGTGACCAGAAAGCCGCCGAGACAAGCGCCATGCCGGACGCCCGCCTCATGCCAAGTTCGCGCAGCTTTGGATTGTCGCTTTTCAGATCAGATGCAACGGTACGCAGCATATTTCCGGATGTGCGGATAATCTCAGCCGGGAAGCTGACAAACGTACCGGCCAACGGGAAGCGAGACAGCCACTGAATACCGCGGCCAACCATGCTATACGTCGGGTACGTGTCGCGGATGCGCTTCGCTGCCTCAACCTCTGCCTCTTGCAGCGTCAGCCCGGCCTTCATCAGTCCGGCCTTCTCGTTCTCGAAGCCGATGATCTTCCAGAAGTCATCGCCGAACGCATAGAAGCCCTGCGCCAATTGATTTGCCTTGCGGAACCATCGCAGTGCATCGCCCTTGTCCGTACTGAGCAATTCCTCCATGCGTGCATCCTGCATCAGCTTTGCCATCTCCCCAGCGTAAGGCGTGTCATAGACAACGCCAAGTTGCTTCAGGTGACGCAGATACGCCAAGTCGCTTCCGGTCGCCTTCTGCGATACCTGCTCACGGAATGCCGAGATGCTTTTCTTCATCTGCGTCAGGTCGAAATGACCATTGGCCAGGCTGAAGAACATCGCAGATTGCCAGTTTCTCATCGCCGTGGTCGGGGAGAGAACGGTATTGTGCGTAACAATGAATCTGTCCGTTAGGTACAGGTGGCGTGCGTCATTAACCATGATGCACTGGCATGGCTTTGTGCCGACATGCTCGATAGACTTGAACATTCTGCGAACCGGCTTTTTCTTGGCTGTTGCCTTGTCTTTCTTGCGACCCAACCTGAACCAATCGGGAGCATTCGGCACGCGCAGCTTGAGCATGTAGCACAGCATGCCTTCCTTGCCGTTGCACTTCGGTGTCTTCTCAGACCACAGAACGGTTGCGCCTAGACTTTCTGCGACCTCACGGAAATCGGTTGCGAGTTGTTTGCTGCTTGTGCAAAAGGCTGGCTGCCCATCACGAACCACCCATCCATCAGTATCAAGCAGCCCGCGCATGACATCCATGCGGACGCTCGCGCTGTTGTAGCGATAGATTTCCGGGATGAATTTTTCGTTGGATCGCTTGCCACGAAGACCAAGAGACTCGATGCCATGCATGATTTCGTTTCCGTAGCGCATTGAATCGCTTCGCGTTGCGGCTGTAATGCAGTAATCGCACGCCGCCCAAGACTTCGGACGTTCGATTTTGTGCCCTTGTGGCAAACGATCCCTGATTAAAGAAACCATCTCGTCATCGGAGGTGGATAGTCTGACGGTGCTACCCATCACGCTCCCGTCTCCGATGATCGCCCCAACAAGGTAAGGATCAAGCGGAACTGCTCGCTCGTCAAACTCGGCCACGCCAAGCGGTATTGACGCATATCGCAGCGCGTCAGCGGACCATGATGCAATCTCTTTGGTCGTGAAAACACCGTTGTATTTCTGCGCCATTCCATTCGTCCCGACCACTTCCCATAAGTGCTCGCCCGTCGCCTCAGTCGATGACCCATCGGAGAACGTGAGTCTGAACACACCCATCTCGCCCTGAGGGTAGATGCCTTCAATAGAGGTGGAACCATTGATGCCGCATACCATATCGCCAACGCGCAAGTCACCCATGCGACTCGGACCTGACGGTGTATAGACAACAGCATCAAGCGGTTGCGCCTTCCCGTACTTGACGATGCCATTTGCCCGAACAATCGCCCGGTACAAGTCGCTCATTTGCTCTTTGCCGAGCGCATCCTTGAACGCCTGCGCGGTTTCCGGGAACGTCCATAGGCCATTCAGCGGCGCATAGACTTCGGAGCCGTCAGCGGCGATCTGTGTTGTTGCATTGGCCGGTCGGTCCTTGCCTTCAAAGAAGAATGCGCCCATGCCAATGTCGCGGATACGATCAAGGAACCGCGTGTTCCAGATCAGACGCCCCATCTTTGTGGCAGACTTGGTGAAGTTCAGGCGGGCATCAGGATACTCGCCGAGCAAGGCGCGAATCTGCGGCGGCACTTCCTTGCGGCGCATCAGTACGCTCAAGTCTTTTGCCCCGAGCTTGCTTTCAGCAATGAACGATTCCATTGAGTCGTAAGCCGTTCCGTTCTTCAGGATTTCGTGAAGCGTCACCTCGGCCAGTTGCGCAGCCTTGGCATCCGTTTCGCCGGCCTCCATGTACCCTTGCTTCAGATACAGTCGTGAGGCGTTCAGGACGGAAGCAGGAACCTTCTCGAACCACTTTGGATCATCAAAGGCTTGGTAGCTGCGATGCACGTAGCGGCCGATGTTGCCCTTGATCTTCTCGAACAGTTCGATTTCGTTGATTGCCTGCGCCTTGTCGGCGTCATTGCCGGATTCAATCGCCTTCAGCATCTTGGCGTCGATCTTCTCCTGAATGATCTTCAGGTACTCTGTCGACATGCCGTCGATGTACTGGCGCATGGCGATGGCTGCCGTCTTTGTGGATTCCGGTAGCGATGCAGGAACATTGCCGGCCAGTGCCTCAGTAATCGGGCGCATCTGATCCTTAGTCAGCTTATCGAAGTCTGCGCCGAAGTCTTCCTTCACGGCACGCTCCAGCCCGCCAATCAAATGGCGAACATCGAACTCTACTGCCTGAAACTCAGAGTCGCGCTTGATCTTCTCGGCAAACACCGATTGCGGCAGCAGCCCACCCGGCGCCAGATAGCGGCGCAGTTGCTTCTTGGCCTTCGACCACAGCGATTGATCCTGCTCGCGCAACCGGGCATTTTCGGCAGCGAACGGATCAGCCGGGTCAAGCATCGGACGGCCAGCCAGTCGCATTACCATTTCCCTGGCCTGCTCGGAAACGCTCCAGCCTTCGTCGGCTACGTTGTAGCGGATGTCGTCGGAACCTGCCGACGTACTTGGCTCATTCGGCATTACCTCGGAAAGACCATTGGTCGTCTTCTTCCACTCGCCAAGAACTTCCGGGTCGCGGATTATCGTTTCGCCAACATCCTGCCCGGATCCATTTGAGTCACCACGAACAAGAACAACACGGCTTCCGAAGTAGTAACCGTTTGGCCCGTTCTTCCCGGTAACGCCAAGATTCTTCATTGCTGCCAGCACAGAATCAATATCTTGTCTGCGAATTCCGGCTGTAGAAACCCCATCGATTTCTTCGTCTGTAATTTCGCCGTCTTCCCAAACAAAGCTGCTTGGTAATGACTCGCCAACAGTTACCTGTTCAGTAAAATCATCAGGAAGAACGCGAAGTCCGTATGTGTAAACCGGATCATCCATCAGCGAAAGCATCTGCTCTGCTGCTGCGACGTGAGGCGACTTTGCGCTCCCAGTAGATCCATCGCCGGCAGAGGTAGGCGCTTGTGTGCCGGCGACGGTATCTTTGTCGGCCATGCCGCGAACGTTATAGTTTTTCGGAGCCTCTTTCAAGGCCATATTCTCCCGCATCACCCCGACGCCAATATCCAGCGCCTGCGAAAGCGCGTTGTCCTGACCTTGCTTCAACCCAATGATTCCACGAACAACACGGACGAACCAATCCCATGCCGTCGCCAGCTTGTTGCCACCAGCCGGAGCAGAAACAGACTTCAGCCGATCTTGGAACTTCGGATTAGTGAAAGCCTCCGCAACGAACTCGTCAATGTCTGACATGCCGTACATGCCTTTCAGCTTGCCGGTCTTCTTGACGTGCTTGTAAAGCGCCTTCATCTTGCCAGAAGAAAGGCCGTTCTTTTCAAGCGCATTCAGCGTTGCGGCATGGATCATTTCATGCAGCACATTCCGCTCGGCAGCCGCAGGACGGAATAGAGCAATCGTGTTCGTCTTCGGGTTATATCCGGCAGCGTACTTATTGCCCTCCCCTGCGTTCATCTTCCAGTTCTTGCCGTCTCCGACCGTCACATTCGGATAAATCCCGGTCTTCAGCAGCAGCTTTGCCACTTGGCGATTGAACGGAGAGCGGGAAGCGGAAGCAATGAACTTCAAGATTTCAGACGCGCTCTTGCCCTCTGCGGCCATGCCGTAGATGGCCTTGTCTGACGGAGAAATGGAGGACGTAGCAGAGATGTTGCCGGCTCCAGATTCTTCATCGCTTTCATTTTCTTTTGCCGCATTACGCCCAGACAATTCAGCCTCAAGCTTGGCCTCTGCATAGCCTTGGTTGTATGCTATTGCATCTGTACCCCGGAGGTCGTCAGGGATAATCCGTTCTCGCCCAGCAGAAAAGTCATCTTCGCCACGCTGACGCGGTGACGGCTTGGCTTCTTCCTGTTTCTTGGTGTCTGCGGCGTATTGCTCGGCGGCTTTGGCCTGCTTGGATTCAGTGGCTGCGTCGGCTTTCGGCTCTGGCGCTTGCTTCGTGTCGCCCTCGTTCGTAGGGGCGACATCGACCGCCTTGGCGGTTTCTGATTGATGGCCGTCATTGAACCGATAGCCATTGCGACCATCGGTTCGCTCGGAGGCAACCCCGTCTCTGACCAGCGACTTCCAAAGATTTACGGCATGTTGAGTCATGTTCTTTGGATCTGATCCAAGAACAGGAAGCCCATTCGTGCGAAGCGTTTGATTGATCTGAGAATAAACTGCCTTCGCAACTCCTTTCCCGCGAAGCGACTCAGTCAACTCTGACTTGTTGATCGTTACTTCGCCGGTTTCGTGGTTGAAGTTGAAATCAACATGACCAACTTTAGTTTGGCCCTGCATGATATTGAGGCGACCAGTAAATCCGCCATCATAACTATTGCGCTCGGCGGAAACAGAAAGCCCTTGCGGAAGGGAAATATCTTGCAACGCATCGGCAAACGCCTTTGATTCAAAGTGCGCCCCCTGCTTTTCTTTTGGCATTGTCTGCTGAGTCGCAGAATTTGCAGCCACCGATTGAGGATTTTGTTCATTGGCAACAACTCCCGACATAATCCCGGACGCCGGAGACGGAATTCTTGCAGCGCCCATGCTTACCGCCGCGTTTGCAGCGGCAGAGATAGGGCCAACAACGGGAATAGACGGCGCCGCAATCGGCGTGATGTCCGGCTGAATGGTTGCTTCTTCGTCAGCAATCTGCTGAAGGCGTGATTCTGCGGATTGATTGGCGCCCTGCTTCATCGGCCTTGCGCGAGCGGCTTCCTCTGCGCGAACCTGTGAATTCAGGTAGTCGGCCATGGTGAATGGCACTTCAAGACCGTTCGCGTCTTGAGTTACGCCAACCGGCTCAAGGAACGCGGCAACAAGATCACTCTCGTACTGCTTGCGCTCGCTCTCGCTCATACCTTCAACGCCAATGCCCATCATTTCATCAATGCGCTGCTGGCGAATAGGAACCCAGTCATTGAAGACTGTCACATTCCTTTTCGGCTGAACCTCCGGAGCCTCTGCGGCGTCCCATATGCCTTTTTTTTCTTCCTTCTTGTTGCGAGCGGCACCCCATGCAACTTGGGCGCCAGACTGTCCAAGCGAAAGCATTGACTCAAGCACGGCATCGGCGATATTGGCCTTGCCGGTTGCAGCAAGTTCGCCAAGGTATTCGCCAAGACCTTCGCCGACCGTTTCCAGGCCAAGCGCAGCGCCGACAGCAGCAGCCCGCTTGCCGATAGTGTTTGCAGCACCAAAGGCGGATTCTTGCGCAGCGCGAACGGCAGCAGAAATCTCGGGCGATTGGCGAGCAGCCAGAACCGCAGCCTCGTCGGCCACATCAACGCCGGCCTTGATCAGCGTATTCCTTGTAGCCTTTTCTACGGCACGGGCTGTAATGTTCGTCACAGCTTTTGACAGGCCAAGCGTCAGCGCATCAACGCCGGTTATCACGCCAGCCTTTCCGGCGCCTTCACGGCGAACGTCGGCCATTTCCTCGTTGCTTACAGCGCCATCCTGTGCGGCATTAATACCCTTGTAGCCGGTTTCGATTGCGGCATTGCCGAGGAACATGCCGGAGACACCGCCGACCACGCCGCCAACAGCCGCGCCAACCGGGCCAAACGGAGCGCCAAGCATGGCGCCACCCTTCATGCCGGCAAAGCCGCCAGCAAGTGCCGGGGCGGCATTTGGAATCTGCTCAACAATGGCAAGGCCGGCGCCTTTTGGCTGATCAATGACAGCGCCGCCGATTGCTTTTACTGAATCGACAATGCCGGCATCTTCGCCAAGCGGCTTAACACGATCCTGAACGGCCTGATTGAATCCGCGCAACGCTTCCGGCTTATCTTGCTCGGCAGCGCTCTGTTGAGCCGCTTTTTCGACCAGACCTTTTTCGTCATTGGTGTAGGCATCAACCGTGCTGAGAATTGCGCGACCGGCAGACTTGGCGCCAGACACAAGCGTGTCGCCAATGTCGGACATGATCCCCTTGTTCTGCTTCTTATTCGAATCACCTACCGGCGTACCTACGGCACTCCAGTCGTCGCTAGAAGAAACAGGCGTGCCAATAGAGTCCCATTCGTTCGATGCCATATCAACCTACCTTTATCATGCCGTTAGGCGTATTGATAATGTCGCCGGATTTGATCTTTCCAGCCGCCTTTGCCGCCTGAACATCAGCGACAGAATTAAATCTTGGCGCAGCGCTTTGTGCCTGCTGCTGAAGCGGAATAGCCTGCCGGGTAACAGTGTCGAATACGCTATCAGGGCGCTTGATCTTGGAAATTCCATCGGCACCAAATTCCTCACCGCCTTGAACTGACAGGTAACGCTTGTCGCCACCCTTGCCAGAAGCGATCAGGTATTGCTCCATCAGCGCGGAGCGCTTGGCGGGGTCGTTCTCTGCCCCAATCCCTGCCAGAATCCCATCAAGTTTCGACTGGCGATCATTCGCGCCTTGCGCCGCGATCACTTGCTGCTGCTTCAGGCTGTTGTCCATCGGATTGCCTGCAAGACGTGCGGCTTCGTTCTTTGCTGCAATATCCTGTCCTCGGCGCTGAGTATCAACGCCGGCCATGACCCCCTGCTGGCGCATCTGCTCAACCTCCTGCTGAGTCTGTCCAGCCACGGTCTGATTCAATGCGCCAGACAAGGCGCCAGCCATGTTCGGATTACGCGCCATCAAGTCCGTGATCTTTTGGACTTGCCCCTCTTTTTCCATCCGCGCATTCCAGTCATCGGCTGCGGTATCGCGCAGAATCAAGGCGCCGCCCTTCGGCTGCATATCAACCATCTGCTGACGAGTCGCATTCGCTGCCGCCATCGCCTTGTTGTCGGCAGACATATCGATTGAAGTACCTTGCGCGGCTGCAATCGGGTCAAACTTTCCGGAATTCGTAATCAGCAACTTACCGCTTGCGTCTTTCTGGAACTGAATACCGGAACCCAGAAGGTCTTCACGGGCGTTTCGCATCGCGCGCAGATCATCGTCTTTCGCGTAGGCGCCGAAGCGCTTGGTCATATCGGCAATACCAGGATCGCCAGCCGGATTGATTGTTTTCTCACGATTGACGCTCGCCGGGGAAATACCAATTTTGCTATCAACTGCGCTTCGGTAAGCGTCAGCAGCGGCAAATCGCTGATTAGCGTCAAGCCCATCGGCAATCGAATTTGTTGCCACATTCGGCTGCGGGTTCTGCGGAGTCGCGGAAACTGTCGTTGGAGCAGGAATTGCAGCGGGCTTAACAGAAGGCGAAGGATTGATCTGTTCGGCAGATGTATCAAGCCCTTCTCTCGACTTCTTTCTAGCCTCTTCTGCTCTTGTAGAAGGCGTCATGCCACCAAGCAACGCAGACGCAACACCAGAGTAACCCTGCGCCATCGCATCAAGCGGCCCCGCGCGCTCATTGCTCTGGAGTTTCATGTGCGGAATTCTGCCGATCATCTCGACGTTGCTATTTTCCTGCGCCGTAGCGTCAGGCTTTGCCTTAGTCGGAGAACTGAAAATCGGGCTTGCTGCCCGGTATTTTGAAACGTTTTCCGGGTCGTCGGTCGCAGCGTTAAACGTGCGCATAAAGTCTGCCATGATCTTTTCTCCTACTGAATTCCTACCATTATATTCGCGGTTGATACGTGAGTATCAATCATCGACCAAAAACGAAAAAAGGGGCCGAAGCCCCTTGTTTGCGAACCAAATTACGGCGCCGTAGTAACCGACGTTCCACCATCCGCACGGATCGACGCGCTGACGTTCAGGTTGTTGTAGAGCGACGTAGCCATCGCAGCGACTGATTTCGCTTCCTCCAGCATCGCCTGAAGCTTCGCGTTGATCAGCGCTAGTTCTGCGGCCTGATTCTTGGCATCTGCATCGAGCGCCAGCGTTTGATTGAACTGGCCGACCTTAGCCACCAGTTCGGCAGCCCCGGTCTGAGCGCGGTAGAAGTCTGCGGCACTGGCAATTAGCTTGCTCTGAGAGTCGTACCCAAGTCCGGTGACTTGCACAGACGAAGCAGCAATCGCCTTGATGTAATCCAGTGCGCTGGACATTGCCACTTGTCGCAGCGACAGAAGTTTCTCGACGTTGAACTTCTGCATGTCGATCGCCAGCGCTGACAGCTTGCGGGACGAAGACGCGATTTCGCCCTGAGCCTTGCGCTGGATTTCGATTGTTGCAGCAGCCGCCGCACCAGGAGGAAGCGGGTATCCACGGGCAGCGAACGTTCCGATCACAGAGTCGGCCGCACGGCTTGCGTCCTCCAGGATGCGCGAACGGTCGTCCTCGTAAAGCTGCTCCTGAACGGCTGCCGGAATCCCGCCGTAGTCGTTGGCAATTGCGGCTTGAAGCCAGTCCTCGGCAGCCGTGTAGGCGGCTGATTCATCCGGGAAATACGTCGTGCGGAACTCTCCGAACTTCGCCACCAGCGCGTTCATCTGCGTGTTGAATACCGCTGTCACGTCAGATGCGTCAATCTGCTCGGGGATGGCCACGTCCGGGGCCGTCAGTGTAGGCGCGGTGACAGAGCCTGCCGAAACGGTCGGCGCGGTATCAAGGTAGGTTCCCTGCGCATCGTTGAACTTGGTCGACATGCTCGACGACTTTGTTCCCGCCAAATCCCACGTCGCGTTAAGGATCGCCTCCATCGTCTTCATGGAGGCGTCCGGAACTTGCCACAGATCAACGCCGCCGTTGTTCCCGATGTAGACCGAACTCAGGTCAATGATAGGCATCAAATTCTCCTTGTCTGTTGTGCCGGCGTGAATGCCACGCTCTGCAATTCAAAATCCGCGCCATCGATGTTCGACAGCTTCAGCCCGAACCACGACGAGCGCAGACCGCGCCCAGTGTCGATGCGATGAATGTCCAGCGTTTCCGAATACGAGCGGGCTTCGTAGTCGTACTCCGAGCCGTCAGGTTGCGAAACCGTGAGCATCAGCGGCGCATCTCCGGCCATGCCGATGTAGCAGGCCGGCATCGATTTCTCGTAGTCGCTGCCGAAATCCTCGCTGCCGAAGTCGACCATCGCCGAAACCGGCTTGTCCATGTCCAGTTGCCAGAGTCCGTCAGACTTGAGCGCGTAGCTGCCGGCGTAGCTGTTGAAATCGTACCCGGTGTATTTCGTCACTGAACCGTTCGCCAAATTCGTACAGTACCCAGCGCACACCACCGCGTCGCGTTCCGCATCGGACACCACTCGGGAAGCCCCGGATGCTGGAACGCTGGCGTGGTACACCGCCTCGGCTGATAGCTCGGCAACCTGGCCAAGCGGATCGCCAACCACGATTCCTCGATTTCCCATCCATCCGACCGCCGTTTTCGTCGGGTGCTTGAACATGGTTCCTGGAACGCCAGAATACGGATACACCTCGCGCATTGCTTCGGCCTGCTGGATGTCAGCGCCAGACAGAAAATACGTCTTGTCGGCCACCACGTACAGACCGCCCTGCACCGGGGCCACAAGCTTGATCGCAGCATGGAAGCGGACAAACCCACTCGCCGGTTCGTAGTACCCATGACGGTACGGCAGCCCGACATACAGCGTGTCTCCGACCACAGAACACAGCCGCCCGTTATGCTCGACAACCTGCGTTCCTGCCGGTAGAGCAGACTCATGACGCCAGTTGGCGTCACGCAGACCGAAAGATCCGGTTACGTTGATGTGCGTCGCACTCGATCCGGACCACATCGACGTTGCGCGGTACATCGCGCCACCCTCAAGTCCAGACAGATAGACGCGAATGTTGTCAGCCTCTGGCGGAATGTTCGTCGGCTTCGGAATCTTGAACCCGCCGTCGCTCGTCACTGTGATCTGAATCGGCGTACTCAGCACGCCCTCGATAGCGTTGTTCGCGCCGCCCGCCGACGAGTAGGCCAGGGCCAGAAGATACTTCCCCGGAAGCAGCGTTCCGCCCGCCAGCGTCTCGACAGATCCGAACACCGGGGCTGGCATTGCCCACGGCAGTAGCGTGGTTCCGTTCCACTTGAACGCGTCCGTGCCGTTCGACATGAACACCACCGATCCAATGCGCCAGTACGACATGGGGCTGTCGTTGCTCAGTACGCTCACCAGAGTTTCCGAGTACGTGCCAGACGTGATTGCGAACGTGTAGAGCGCCGACCCGCGAACCAGCAGATTTTCGAAAAGGCTGTGCGCGTCGCTCATTGCCTGCACCAGCACCGTGCCACGACGACGAACGATTGACCCGTCGTTGCGAATGTCGACGTTCTCGGCGTTCTTCAGCCAGCGCCCAGCCTCCGCTTTGAGCGATGCGGCAGGAAGCCGGTTGTTGATCCCAAGGAAGGGGTGGAGATTGATTGTTTTCATCAGAATATGTACCCGAACGAATCGGCCTTTTTCACCGTATGGTCTATTGTGTCAATTACAAATTCGTCGCTGTGTTTTAGCTGGGTTAAAACACCATCGACCCACAGGTATCCGTCTCCATAAGTATCAATACCTTGCATAACTACAACGAATGGCGAGAAGTTGCCAAACTGCTTACGGGAAAAAAATGCTGCATACGGGTATTGAGCAGACGGAGCATCCCAATTAAATGGAATCAGTTGCTGGGCAAAAGGGTCTGTTCCGGCTGGGTAAGTCGTCGTATATTCTGGGACAGAATTATCGCGCGATATTGCATTTATAGGGGTAGATTCCGGCAAAAACTGACCTGGGCCAGAGTCTGATCGAGATCCGTTCCACACATCAAATGGCAAGTTGTGCCATGTTCCATCCGAGAAGTCTAGGCGGCTCGCAACCTGAATACCTGCAGTGTCATACCATCGCCCTTCACCTGTCTGTGAATCACTTGTGTTTTGAGAAAGGTTTTTTGTTACTCCGCTTACAAACGTAGCCCCGGCGACGCTTTGACCTTTGAAAAAACCCTTTTTAAATTCGCCTGAAAACGTTGCCGTTGATTCCTTGCTACCAGACACTTGGCCAACAAAATTTTCTGTCCGCACGTAATTACCTGGGATCGGGTTTCCATGTTCATCGTAACCGCTTATTGGGACATCGGTAACTTTTGAATGCGACGAAGTTGCGGATATTGTTTTTGTCGACGAATACACACAAGACCGAGTGACCTTTGACCCAACGCACATGAACTGCCAGGCACCTCCGATATAACAAATATCAAACGCATACAGCGCCGTCATCTCTCCTTGTGTAGTTACACCTTGCCACCACTCGTAGTTGTAACTTCCGCTAAATGTCGTCTCTAGGTGCTGGAAATAACCTGGCATTGTCGGCACTGGCGAAGACCCGACCGACTGGAAATCCTCACCATAGCTTGTCGTACCCGTCGTGCGCGACCGAAGATAACGAACTCCGCTCTGCGGATCTTCCGGGTCCATATCCCCAGATGCTTCGATCTTATCTTGCGGCCCAAGAAAACTATCCTGGATAGTCACAGATAACCCTTGCTGGGCAACATTCAACTTTCCGTACCAGGCGATGAATGAGCGGCCGTCCGTATCTATCGCAGGACCACCGTGATAATTGAGCACGTAGATTACATGCTCGTTCAAATACACATCCCCACGTTTTATAACGACTCTGAAATTAGTGCCCCGAGTTGCAAATTGAATGTAGTTATGCGCGGGGTCTTTCGCGGCGAACTTTAAATAGATTCTCTGGCGTAGTAGTTCCTCTACCGCAGTGTCTGAATTTTCAAGAAAGTCATCTACGCGCCTTCTTTTGGTGATAACCAGATAATTCCCAACTTCCCCTGTCGAAACATACTCCAGCGTAGCCCGAAGTTTGAATATCTTGTCATCCGACTTGCACAAGAACTCTTCAAACATTCCGTCACAATCAAGCGTAATGGGGTAATTATTAAGCGGGGAACACTGACCGTTTATAAACGTCGCTGAATCAAGCAGGGATTTACCATCGACATTCGATTGGCCCGATGCCCCGAACGCATAGCGCTTGAACCACGATGCCGCGTATGGGCTTGGCCATTTAAGCTTGTCATTTGCCAGTAAAACTGTAGGGTCTGTTGTACTTTTCAACAAAACCTTGTCAAATGCCCAACGTCGCAGATACCCATGCCACGGCTGGCCAAATGCTTCGACTCGGCACAGGTCATTGATCGGGCGGACGACTGCCGCATCTCCGCTGTGTTCCTTTGCGGACAGCGTGATCGACTTCTTCGCAAACGGCAGCAGCCCACCAGGCTCCGCCAACTTGATTCGCGCCGGCATCGTCGCCACGTACTTGATACCTGATGTGCTGTATTTGCGCTTCGTGAAACTCTGCTCAATCGGGGTAGGACACTCTGGCAAGCCTGGCATAGCCACAGCCTGCTGTGACTGATCGAACCCTGCGAACGAGAACGTGTATTGAACTCCGTCAAGCAATGCCGAGATTCCGGCGACACGCTTCAGTGCGAATCCAAGGCCTTTCAGTGGAGAGTAATTGACTAGCGTATCGTTGCGCGGATAGACGTAGGTTTCTGGATGGAATGTCCTGGACCCTGCGACTTCCTGCGCAACAGGATTGGCGTCTCCGGTAATCACCGGGGCCGACTGAGTGCCGGCGTCGTCTTCGTTGCACAACCATAGCGAGAACCGCGCTGCCGGCGTGATCGCAGAAGTCTTGAAGATGATGCGCTGCAACGGCGTGACGACCATCGACAACAGGCCATCACTCGACCAGATGCGCAGTTCGTCCTGGGGGTCATAGTGGTAATAGAGTCGGTCGGCCTGAGTCGCTGCACCTGACAGATCGATTTCCGCAAGCGTAGGAACTTGCACGGCAACGCGCTTGCGTTCGTCCTCTTCAAGTTCAAACCGAGAACGAATCTTTCCCTGCGTCCGCATCGTCACAACACCGTCGTCGGTGATGCGCTTCGACGTGCGGAAATTGTCGGCGTCACCGATCCGATCAGCCATCTTGCGCTGATCAGACTTTGCGACGAACCCGACAACCTTGCTCATTTCTTAGACAGTGGCTGCGTAGTCACCCAGCGCAGGTACATGATCGCCAAGCCAAGCACCAGACCGATACCAGCTTGCGTGTATTCATCGAAAGGCAACTTAACAACGAAGGCTTGCAGCGCTGTAAGGACCATGACAAGGATAGCGAACTGGTTGGTACGAGAGGACAGGAACTGCTTAAGGCTGGGCATCTGCGGCCTCCTTCTGCGCTTTGTCCTGAGCCTCCTGAATCTGGCGCTGAGTCTCACCAACGATGTGCTGGTGCACGCCGATAGAAGTTTCCAGCGGCAGCTTGCCGAGGCCCGCCAGTACGACTTCGATAGCCTGCACCGGCAGTGCGAGGGAGATGGTTTGTTGAGTTTGGTTTTGCATCACAGCGTTCCTTTAGTACATAGGGTTTTAAGAACATCAGCCATATCCAGCATTGCCTTTTTGAAGTCGTCGTCGCTTTCTACTAGACGACCGCGCCACAGCACACTGCCGTCATGGCAGATACGCAGTACCTCTTCTGTAGGCGACCGTACAAGTAGAGGGTCAGTCTGTACCTCCGTAAGAACGGTAGGTACTAGCAATCCCTTGGAGTCATCCCATATAGCGTCACTACGCAGAGGACAGTCCATATCGCTAAATGTCATATTTTCGTTTGCGTGAGGCATACATACCTCCTAGTTAATGAATGATTACTGCAATCTCGGCACGTCCATCTGGAAGCACCTTGTTTACCCTGCCAATGCAGTGCAGGTATTCTTGGAATGTCGGGGCATATACCGCATAACACCCGATGGAATCGTCAGGCATAGCCTTGGCAATAAGATACTGCCCTGCGTCTGCGCCTTGGTAATTCACAGGAACTTTGCCGCAGTACGCAATGCGATCTACCTTGCTGACTGCCTCTGCCACGGCCTTATCGAAGATAGCCGTATCACGCTCATATTGAGCAAGAGCAGACTGGTATTCGATTTCAGCGGCTACCAGAGCATCCTGATATTCCTGCTCGATCAGGGCGTCTACTTCAGCATCAGGATTAACCTCGTCGGCTTCTCCATAGCTACGGCGCTCGACCTTGCGTAGTACAGGCTGAGTAGGACGAGGCGGCAGATTGCTCATCCACGTATTCCCTCCTGTATAACCCGGCTCTGTGGACTTCACAGCAAAGCGCAAGGCTTCACTAAACTGCGTAGTTAGCTTGCCGTCAGCATCAAAGCCTACTATCTGGCCCTTGATAATCTTATGACCGTTGTTAGGCTCATGCTCTGCATAGTCAGCGCCAGAAGCATTGATAGTCCCAGTAGCGTCAATAGAACGCCCTGCTGCAGATGTATGCCCAACAGCAAGCACTGCAGAAGACGCTGGATTGTGCTTTGAGGAATACGCGGACTGTAGAAACTGAGCAGTCTCTTCTCCCAGAGCAAGGACAATAGCCAACTCTTGAAATACTGAGTTGCTTATTAGGTTAACGCCCGTACTTGTGGCTAGGTTGCCAATAACAAGCTGCTGCGCACGAACCTCAGTCTCTGACCTCAAGCGATCGGCACTAACATTCCCTCCGAATGTGCCTGAGCCTGCTACAGATAGGCCTGTGCTGTTAAGCGCCATATCCTGCGTGAAATTGATAGGCTGGCCTGCGGTGCCGGAGGGGGCGATGTACCATTGGTGTGCGCCATTTGTCTGGTCATACCGCGTAGCTACGGTTGAATTTATATATCTCCAACTAGCGTTGTAATACGCGTTTGCAGACAGCGTCATATTGTTAGTGCCATACCCGTACCATGACGCTGCTTGACTTTGGAAAACGCTCTGCCCGCTATCCCAAGCACTCGGAGTAACTCCTAAGCCGAGGTTGCCGGAGGTGTCGATGCGGAGGCGTTCGGTGCCGTTGGTATTGAACCCTAGACCGCCGCTGCCAGTCGCAGAAACACCAGAAAAACTAGTCGTCCAAGCGGCGTTAACGGTTAGCTGTGTATCCGTGACGGAGGTAACGGTGCGGACTTGATTGTTATAGAACGTAATAACGTCACCGACTCTAATCGGAATTGAGTTAAACCCGCTTCCGTTGACGATGTTGGGGTTTGTGGATGAAATGATCCCCGTTGAGTATGTTCTTCCGGCGAGTGTAGATGCGCCAACAGCCCCTCCAGCAACATCCAGCTTTGCACCCGGCGAACTCGTCCCAATACCTAGATTCCCACTCGCATCCTCTTTAATCCCCGCTGTAGATAGACGGCCTGTTGCTGCTATGTTCCCGGTGACGGAGAGTCCGGCTGAAGTAAGCTGCATACGTTTTGTACCAGCTAAAGCAACGAAATATTCACAGTCGTCGTATAGGTAGTGTCCGTAGTTAGGGCTAGTACCACCGAACATTGATACCTGAGAGCCGAATAAAGCTTTATTAACTCCGCCTACTTGCAACACGTGATAATTGATTTGTGCGGGTGTATTCTGCGCAAATATACTGGTTGTACTAAGTTCCGTAAATACTCCAGCAGCAGGCGTAGTCTGCCCTATCGGAGTGCCCTCAATCGCAGTGCCTTGCTTGAATACACTAGCCCAGCTAGTCCATACGCCTGCATTACACACGCGCTCGTATATATCCCCGGCATTGTTACCAGAGCCAAACGCCGTAGCAGTCTGCTTAACCCAGTTCGCATCGCCAGATGCGATCAGTACATGCCACCAGCCGCCATTATCTAGCGGGGAATGTGCAAGGCCATAGCCTCGATAGAATCCGGTGCGATACAGACTATTCAGGTCCGAACCTGTGATATCTACTGCGTAGCCTCCGGGCGTGATCGGATAGGTAACACCATGAGGATCAGCGGCGCCTGCGTGGGTAGCTACTGCAGCATTCGCATCACCAGACGCGCCTTCCGACATGCTGTCGAGCTTAGTCTTGTCAGTTGCCGACAGAAACCCGGCCTCGCTCGTTGTTGCTACGCCGTGAGCAGAGCCGCGACTACCGATGTGCGCCAGCGCAGTCTTGATGTCAGCGCCGACAGCCTGGGCCAGCTCCGCGATACGTGCTGTCAGCGACATGATTACGCCTTCGCCGTGTTGTAATCAGTGACGAAATTACGCTCCGGATTTCCGACACCGATGTTCGCGCACGCTTGCGCCTGTTGTGGCGCGGTGAGAGTTTGGACCGCATCGAAACGAACCCGGTTGCTCAAGCCGGTTGCGATTGTGGTCGCAAAGTTAGGGTCATTTCCAAGCGCAGTCGCAAACTCTGATAGCGTGTCAAGCGCGGTACTCGCGCCAGCCGTTAAATCATTCTTGACCGCAACCTTTGCCGCTTCGATTGTGTCGAAAATCTTGTTCGCCGACCACGTTTCAGTAACGTTCCCGTCGCCTGCTGCATCGTTAATGCCAGCGGAACCAGCAGAAAGAGTCTGAACAGATGTGTACAGTTCGTTTATCGCCGAAACCAGGTTGCTCTTTGCCGTTGTCGAGAGCGACGACAGCGTTCCGCGCTCAGTGCGAGCCGTCTTGATGTCCGCGCCAATCGCTTGTGCAAGCGATACGATTTTTGCTTCAAGAGACATGCTTGTTTCCCCTTAATTTTTGGCGAGAATGTAGTAAGCGAGCGGGTCTGACGCGATGTCGTCTGGCGCATAAAGCCCGTCGTCTGTCCCGGTTGTTATTGCGTTCCCGGCATCTGCCGAGATGTCAGCGCCACCGACCCCTGCTTTCCCTGCTGGGCCACGCATCGCGCCGACTGCGACCACCTGGCGAACCGGCTCTCGCATGACAACAACGCCTCGCCTCTCAGTGACGACGCGGGTGATGTTGTCGGCGGTTACGACGCTCACAGCGCCGTCTCCTTGCTGATCGTGATCTTGCCTTCGGCCAGTTGGCTGACTTCCTCGGTCGTTTTCGTCACAGTGCCGACCGTGCGCGTCACGCCCTGATACAGTTCCAGTTCGTAGTAGCCCTTTGTCCAAGTCAGCGAGTCAAAATCCTCGCTATCGAAATACAGCGTGATCAGCTTGTTCGCGTTGTCGATGGCGATCAGACCGTTCTCTGTCGTCATCTGGAACAGCAGAGTCGTTCCGGCCTTGCGCTCACGGATCTGGAGACGGGCCTTGAATCCAGTCAAGTCGATTGGCGTTCGGTATTGGATGAAGCCGCCAGAGTCATACGCACCGTAGCCTGTCGCATCGACGCTGTTCAGCTCGATCACGTCGGCGCTGATCTTCTTCGCCTTGATGTAGTCCGAATCTGCTGGGGGATTGTTCTGTGCATTGATCTGGCGCATGCCGACAACGCGCGTAATCGCCACCGGCCAGTCGGGCGGAACGCCGTGGCCTACCGACGTAATGCGGGGCGGGCCGTCAGCGAGAGATATTGCGCTGATCGGCCGATACGAAAACTCGTCCGACATCCATTGCAGCGGCAGTGCCAGAGATTTCCCAGCGATCAGTTCGATGTCGTTCATTTTTCACGCTCACAGATGGCACTTGTTGCGATGCGGCTTGTTGCGAATAGACTCGCGTGACGCCACTGCGCTTTTGCGCCGTCCAAAATATTTCTCAAACATTGCAAGGTTCGCGGCCGCATCTTCCGCTCTTGCGATATCCGCATCCGGCTTGCTATACGCTCTGAACATCACCCAATCAATCAGGCGCGGATGGTGACGACTTGAGAATTCCGGGGTGTCGGACATTCCAGAAAGCGCTTTCGGCTTTCTGAAAAATTCAACAAACACCTTGTAATCAGCATTTGAAGCACACCCAAGAACAAGTCGGCGCCCGTCAGGCATTACCATTTCTGGCTGATCTGATACCGTGCGCCATAACGGGCGCAATTTATCTGCGCTGTCGATCGACACGACATGCAGTTCGGCAATCGCCTCGCCGGCAGAACTGCGCAGCTCGACGTACTCAATATCATTGGCGTCACAGTCAAACTCAATCTCTGTATCGCCATCCGCAATATCAAATTCATCGAAGTCTCGCAGCAGAGATGCGCGCATCGACGCCTCGTCTTGCGCCTCATTGAAATGAGCGACCAGTTCTGCGTCGTCGCATAGGTACGGGCGCCGACTGTCTCGCGCCAGCACGCGATACCGATCAATCATTTCTCTGAGATTCATGGTGATCACTCCACGCCGTACTGATCCAGCAGGCCGATAACCTGCGAGCGCAGCGACTCCACGGACTTACGGCGATCAACATTCACTTGGAAATGCGTCTTGGCAAACGTATCGAGCGCATCCTTGTCCATCGCGGCGATAACGTCGCGCTGGTCTTGTGTCTTTTGCTCTTGCTCGTCGCCGTCCTTCTTGTTGTGCGACTCAACAACTACCGGTGGGGTCATTGCTTCGTCAGCGCCACCTCGAACATAAACGTCCTTGTGGCGAAGAAGTTTCGCGGCAAGTTGGTCATCTTCGACATTCACCGTCTCGCCTTGCGTGAAGACGATTCCGGAGCCGTAGGTGCCTTCTCTGTAGGTTTGGCGATGGCCAATGTATTTGATCGGGGTCATTCGATTCATCTCCTGATAGGCGGGCAAGAAATCACTCTCGCCCGCCTTGCCAGATTAGGCCGAGCCTTCTTGGACGCCGGAAACGATCAGATCCAGAACGCCGGCAGCGCTATCAGCAGCACCCTTGCGGGTCAGGATCACGTAAGCGTCCTTGGGCAGTCGAACCGGAGCAACGGCGGTTGCCATGCGTGCGCGGGCAGCAGTTGCGGTCGATTGAGCGGCGAAGAAGTAGTCAGCATCCTGCGGAACATCGGTCGAATCGACGCCATCGACGTAGGCAAAGCCAATGTCAGCGGTCGTAGATGCGGCAAATGCGTCGGAAATCGCCAGGGTTGCATCATGGATGGACAGGCCAGCCGGCAGGATGCCGATACGAACCACGTCATTGACTGCGACGGCAGAAGCGCCGTTGCTGTCCAGTGCAACGCCAGACGAATTAACGGCAAAGCGGAATGAGTCGGCGAACAAATTGCCATAGGGCGCAGAGAACTGGCGAGCCTGCGGCAAACGGTTTTTGGTGATAGTAGCCATTTCAAAATCTCCTGATTTGGCCGGGGGTTATTATTCCCCGGCCATTTGTTTAGCCTACGGCCAGTTGAACAGCGGTGTCGATTGCCATCACGCCGAAATCGGTAGGCTGTGCGCCATCGCCGTGTTCGATGTCAAAGCGAATCTTTGAGCAGCCAGCAATCATGCCAACCAACACTTCCAGCTTGTCGCCGTGATCCAGCTCCTTTTCGGACCAGAAATACGGATTGCCGGTCTGACGGGCCTTGCCGTAGGCTTCTGCCAGCGCCTGGCCGCCCAGCAGCAGCGCGCGATCAACTGCGTGCGTGGTGCCGAACGAGGACGGGATCAGAATGCCGGTTTCGGTTTCGCTCATTGCATCGGCGCAATACTTGTAGGCATCACCGGCACGGAAGCGGATCGGCTTCGGCATCTTGACGATCAAAATGCCATTCCACAGACCCGCCTCACCCATGAACAGCGGGTTCTGCTTTGCCTGGGAGGCGCGTGCCATGGCGTTGGCTTGCAGGGTACGGAAGTTGGTCGAACGCACGAACGACGTGTATTGCTCAGACGAGCAGAGCAAAACGCGAGTCGGCATGTCGGACGCCATCGCATCGCCTTCAAACTGCACGGACGGCGGCGGTAGCGGCATCGAATCCAGATGGGTGCGCAGTGCATCTGCCAGGTCGATGTTCATCACATCGGTAGTGGCAATTGACAGCTCACCACCGGACGCCTTGACGCTTTCAATGCCGGAGCCGGTCGAAATGAAGTGACGGTTCTTTGTCGGAGCCTTCACCGGATTCACACAGATTTCTGCGAAGTCGGCATCGGACGCCAGCGGGACAACCCACTCGACATCATTTGCAAAACCGCGTGCGCCGGCCAGATGAACCAGTTTCAACTGGTCTTCAAGGCGCTGCATGTAGTTCTGAGCCTGGGCGCGGGCCAGCGAACGCAGTTGATGCGGCGTGCGCTTCTGCGTCATCTGGCCGCCAGCAGAAATCGGCTTGCGGGTTTGATTGATGCGCAGCTTGTCCTGAGAGAAATCCAGGCGATCGCCCTTGCCCTCGGCGTAGCGCTCGCCCATGATCGGCTTACCGCCAATCGGGTTGATCAGGTCGAAATCGACTTCATCGCCTGCGCCCTTGGACAGATCCATACAACGGACGACCGGCAACTTGTTGTCGGACTGAAAACGGAGAGAAGCCTCGGCGTCCGACTGTTGCGGCAGCTTGCCGGTCAGTCGGTTGAGGGTCGTCAGTCGCTGCATCGATGCGGCGAACAGGCCAGCGGACTGGACTTGTACGGCTTGCGGGGAGCCGTAGGGGATAACGGTTTGTGCCATTTTGATGCTCCTGAATGTGGATTGCTACGCCATCTCGGCGACGCAGTACTTGTTAAATCACCCGATTCATTAGTTCATTGATTTGGTCGGGAGTCTTGCCCATGAATTTGTTGATCAAAGAAAGGCCGCTCATGTCACGGATCGCCTCGCCTTCGTCGTGGTGCGGGATGGTCCCGCCCGGAACTTGTGAGAGACTTGTCGGAACTTGGGACTTGGCCTTTTGCACAACCTCTGCGGCACGCTTGGCCACGTCGGTCTGCATATCGCTTTGCGCAACCTTGGAAAACAGCGGTGCGACTTTTGTAACGGCCTGCTCAATCGCATCATGCAGAGATACGCCTTGCGCAATCAGACGATCACGCTGGGCAACCACAAGATCAATCGCGTCCTGATTTACGGTCGCGCTTGACGGATTGAGAAAGTCGTATTGCTTCACCAGGGCTTCGGCGCGTTCCTGCGCCATCTGCAACGCGGTCTTTTGCGCCTGCTCTGCCTGGCTTGCTTCCATTTCCGACTTCAACCGCGCATAGGCTTTTGCCGATGCGATTTCTTCCTGCGTTTCCATGATCTTCATGGAAAGCTCTGCGGCCTTGTCGGTGTCGCCAGAAAACAAAGCTTCGTCGCGTTCTCGGATCATAGACATCAACCCGGCCTTCGGATCTGAGGGCGGGGTCTGCTCTTGCTCCTGCTTCGCTTCTTGCTTTTCAGTCTTCTGCTCTCCAGCGGCCTTCAATTGCGCAACTTCGGCTTCTAGCTGACGTGCGCGCTCACGGGCGGCTTCGAGTTCAGAAAAAGGAATCGTGTGCAGGCCATCCCTGGCAAGCACCACCGGCTGATTGTTTTCTTGCTGCGGTTCTTGATCACCTGGCTTTTCTTCGACGGCAACGGCTGGCGATTCGTTGCTTTCCGCGACATCAGGAGTTTCGTCCTTCTGTGCGATTTCGCCATCAAGGCTTTCGCCGGCAAATAGCCGAGCCTTATCATCTTCAGACAGCGCATCGAACGCTGCCTGATCTGCCATGTAATCCTCAAGGTTACGAGACATATCACGCTCCATCTTCGGGATGCCACGCCATCACGGCGTGGCAGCCGATCACTTTTCGCCGTGACGCGGTAGTGAGCGGTTTCAAAACAGCGCTTCCCGCATTTCTGCGGAAAGCTCCAGCTACGGGACAATGATTGCTTCACAGCAATCAATCACATATTACCAGCGGTAGTCAAATATCAACGCATTCCGCGCAGAATTTTTATTGACAACGCAACGGGAAGCAGCGACCAATTCAGCCATGCGCGGTGCATTGCAATTACACAACGCACCACTGGCGGATGGCTCTTTCTATACTCTTCAAGGTTTGTGATAGATGCGTCCATTACATCACCAGCGGTTCGCCGACAGATTGCGCATCTGCCAACTCGGTCGACATAGCGAGGCTAAACGCATCGCCGGTAGTAACATCCGGGGATGTGCTACCTACCTGCACGCGAACGATTGAGTAACCATCCTGTGGCGCAATTTCGATGACGGTGAATGTGAGCATGATCATTCCTTACGGTGCTGTATAGCCTTGGGCATTTACCAGGACGTTGGCCCCGGTTGTGCCGCAGGCGATATTGAGAGCAGCGTTTGCCGTCGTCTGAATCGGCGTAGGGAATACAAAGTCAATAGCCGTCGCCATGCTGGCAGGAAGGTTTACCGTCCATCGCGCCGTGGTGCCGTCCTTGATGGTAATCGCCGTCGCGGTTGCATTGGTGTTCTGCAATTGGATTGCCGTGATGTACTGCTTGATCCCTGCGCCACCTGCCGCCTTCATCGCCGTGTCCGCGTTTGTCGTCAAAGTTGCGGTGTAGCTCCAGTCCGCTTCCGGAAGAGAGTACGGCTTAACGATGCCGACGCCAATCATGGTCATCAGAAGTCCAACAAGATCGCCTGCGGCAGACATTGCGGTGATGTTGGAGTTTGATGCACGACCGCCGATTGCCACCGGGTTTGGCATTACAGAGTCGACAGCAGTCGAGCCAGCAGTTGTTGTGGCCTGAGTTCCGCCAACCGGATAGACCGGGATTGCTTTATCAGCGCGACCAGAGCCTTGTCCGTCGATCATGGTTTTTGACTCAGACCACGTTTCGAGCATCAGGTCATGCACACGGGCAGTCGTCCGCAGAATCACAGAGCCACCGGCATTTACAGGCGTGGTGCCGATTGCAGGCATTACCGGGGAGCGGCGAGTACCGAACAGATCAGAAATCGGTTTTACATACAGTGCCGTCGAGCTGACGTGGGCGACTTCCCACGGGCCATCAACGCCGATGTCAGCGCCAACGGAATCGCGCACACCATGCAGATTGATGTAGTCGCCAATAGACAAACCAGACCAAGTGGTATTGCCAACAATTGATAGCCACTCGGTATTAGCAGCCAATTGGGCAACGCTCTGAACGTGCTGGCCGATGATGCCAGGCTGTGCTGCACCCCCATTGATGATCGATACCGTACCGCCGTAGCTTGTCGCGGTGACGGCAGAGCCAAGAACCAGGGTGAATTGGGTCGTAGAAATCACTGAAGCGACAGCGGCGACAGTCTGCGCAAAATTGGTGATGTCACGAACCCCGTAGATGCCTACGATATTCCCGACCGCAAATGTCGTGTTGCCGTCATGCGTCACTGTTGCGGTTGTCGTGCCGGATTTGCTGATCACCGTGATTTTGGCAACAGGGCGAGACATTTCAACCGGCTGATACACTCGCATTCTTGGATAAAGCGGGAGATGATATGCAGGCTTAACAGCAGTTCTAGCAACCCTAGGATTAAATTGTGACCAAGCACTTTCAATTGACTTATCAAGAACTGCGGCTTCCGTTGGGCGTGCTTCCAAACGGTATCTGCTTGATGCCTTCAATTCAACGTTACCCATTACACCGTTCAGGTATTGTGGTGAGCTGGAGGCAACTGATATGCGATGATCCCCAAACAATGCTCCTGAAACCTGAGTATCGCCATTACCAAACAGCGACACGATTGAGGCTGACGTAGGGGTAGTTCCAGTAAATCTAATACCAAACCCTTCAGCAGCGCCGCCCATATTGTTGTAAAAATTAACCTTTGCTGAACCGAGAGCAGGGGTAACAACAGCAATGGCTAGAGAAGGTAGCGCGGCTTCGTCAGAAAAACCAAACGTAAAAGTCTTTCTATCTGCAGAAATCCAGTTGATACAAGCATTCTGATA